TGATCATGTCATAGAAGGAATAACTAAAAATGTAAAGCAGGCTAAAATAGATGCCGGCATTCCTTTGAATGACCCATATGATTCTTTTTATGAAGATAATAAGACAGAAAACCAAAACCCTGGTGACCAGGGGTAATGGAAGAAGTTCTGATGCTGTTTCTCCTAATTTTTTGTACGGATGTCTTGGTGGTTGCATGAAAAGCTACTGCTATGTTTCCAGGTATAACAATGACAGGGTGTATGTGAATGAGAATATAGAAGATATCTTCCGTTCTATACACACCTGGACAGAAAGACAACCATGGGAGAAGATACCTAACCAGGTAGATGATAAGTATTACTGTATTGACATAGGTTGCAGCACTGATGTACCATTGATGGGTAAGTATTATGATTGGCAGAAGGTATTTGACTTTTTCAATAGTCATGAGAAACTAAAGAGCACTTTTGCTACCAAGTATCCTACAAGGATGAAGGAGTATAAAATTGACCCTCAAAAAAACAGAATTAGGGTGTCTCTTATGCCTCAGGTGTATAGCTCAGTGCTTGAACCCAATACAGACAAAATACAAGACAGAATAAGCTCAATTAAAAAGCTACAACAACAGTTTGAGCTGCACATAAATTTCAGCCCAATCATTTATCATGATAACTGGTTACAAGAGTACGAAAAACTATTTCAACAACTGGAAGGTATAGACTTTAAATCAGAGTGCATATTCCTTACCTACAATGAAATACAGTACAAAAGAAACAGTGAGCAGGTAAATGAAATGTGCTGGAAGCCAGACATACAGGAAAAGAAGAATTCCAGTTATGCAGATAACAATATCCGGTATCAGTGGCAACTCAAAAATAAGATGATTCAACAGTTCAAAGAAGTATATGGCAGTTATTTTGACACAAAAACAATTAGATACATATTTTAATTATGGAAAACAAGACAATATCATTACAGGAATTGTACAATCAGGTACAAACAATGCTGGAAGATGCAGGCATACCAACAGCTACTTTAGTTGTAGAGGGTAAAATAGTTTCTTATCAACATATCAAAGAAGGCAAGTACAATCCAGCAAGGATGGAACCAGATAAAGAGATAAGAGTGTATATTAACCTAGAGGGAAGTCCTAGTATAAGTAGTCATCATTGGTCACCATCAGTAGTACTAGAGACTATTAGGGTAGAATTGGAAAAGATAAAAATAAGTTTGAATCCAGAAGACAAAGTAGAAGATATACAAATTTAAGTTTTACATTCTAAAAATTTTTTATGCAGCAGATAAAAATACAGTACACTACTAACTACAAAATGTTTAAAGTAGTTGGTGGTAACAGAAAAATAGATGAGAAGAGGGTGCTCAGTATCATGGAAAGTATGAAAAAAAATCCAGAGATAGTTGCACCAGCTCAGTGTAATCAGAAGTATGAAGTTATTGATGGCCAGCATAGGTTGGAAGCTTCAAAACGACTTAGTAAACCCTTTTGCTATTATGTAGTAAAAGGAGCTGATATTGCGACAGTAAGAACGCTAAACAACCATGACCCACGTTGGTCTACCAGTGAATTTACAAATAGTTTTGTTAAGACCGGGAGCACAGATTATGCCATATACGAAGCTTTTGAGAAAAAGTATGGTTTTGGACATGCTGTAAACATTTCATTATTAACCGGAGCAGCTGGCTTTCATAACAGAATGTTAGATGATTTCAAAGAAGGTAAGTTTGTTGTAAAAAATCTTGTGCATGCTGAAAAGCTTGCTGATATGCTCATAGAAATAGGCAAAATGTATCCAGGTTACAAAAAAAGAAGTTTTGCTATTGCTTTTGCAAAATTAGCAGGTCTTCCTGGTTTTGATTTTAAAAGGTTGGTATCAAAACTGACATACCAACAAAAATCAATGGTTGATTGTACAAATTCCACACAATACTTAGTTTTGCTAGGAGAGATTTATAACTACCGGGCAAAAAAAGGAACAATACTTGATGTAACATCAATTCTTTATAAAAAATGAAAAAACTAGCATTAGGAGCTCTACTACTATTGAGCATGAGTTGCAAAAGAATGGCAGCTGACTATGAGGAGAGGGCAGCAGGTGTGCATAAAATATGTCCTCACTGTACTTTTGTAACATCAGAGGATTGGTTCTATGCTGTAGACACCAGCAAACAGCCTAATGTCATTTACAGAGTTCACTTTAAAGCAGGTGGCTACTTTTATAAAGCATCTGATGTTGATCATCTCATAAGAATAAATTAATTATGAGAAACTATTTGGAATTCTGCAGAAGGATGGTATCTTTGTGGTGCTATAGGAGCCCGTGGAAAGATCCAATAGTAAATAATCAAAGACATATAAAAAAGTAATGGAGCCCCTGGTTCCTGAACTCCCTCAGACTGATAACCTTCCACGGGCTCCAATCAGATGGGGGTTTTCTCATTTAAAATAGTCCAAGTCTCTGGGACGTAAGCTGATCCAAAGTGAGGGTGGCAGCAGTGCACCGAAATATCCTTTAAATCTAATTGTGGTTTCTTCATGACTTATAAACCCTTTTAGAGCCAAAACGGGTGACAGGGAAGTGGCTCCAGAGTAAAGCTGCAGGTAGGATAGCTATAGTCACTTCCTGACACAGGGGCAGGGGTGACTTAAGTTTTTCCTACCATCCAAGTTTCTGAAAAGTCCTCCTAAGTAAAAAAAAGAAAAATTATGAAGCTTACTAAGAAACCGGAAGAACAAGTCCGGTTAAATGTTGACCACAACAAAAAGATTCCTTATGGAAAGTTTCAGGGTAGAACTGCAGGATGGGTGCTGGCTAATGAAAAGAGGTACTGTGACTGGATGGACTCAGAAGGATTATGGGAGAAGTGGAAACTTTATAAAGATAAAAAAGAAGTAAAACAAAAAGCTGAACCAAGAGAGTACAAAATTGCAGGTGAAGCATACAGTGAGCCCCCTCCCTGGGAAGATTTACCTGTGACAAAAAAGCCTCAGCCTTTTGTAGCAAAAGATGGTACAGTATATGTGGGAATTAAAGAAGCAGAGGTCTTACCAAAAGAAAACAAATGGATAAAAGAGGCCACATCATTACTAGGACTCTTGTACCTAGAAAATATAAGTGAACCACTAAAAGATTTAATAAAAGAACTACTGCATATGCCAGTAGAGTAAAAACAATACTTATGAAATTGGATAAAACAGAAACACATGCAGCAGCAATAAAAAGACTGCGGTTAAAAATAGGAGACAGAGTACTGGTTGTAGAAAAAGCTAAAGACTTTGAAAGGGGGTGGCAAAACACTTGGATAGCAGCATCAATGGACAAGTATATTGGGCAAGTAGGTATAGTTAAAGGAGTAGATAAAGACAATGGAGTTGATGTTGACTTTAGTGATGGTTGTATAGCTTATACATACCCTGCTTTTGTTCTTAAGAAAGTTGAAGAAACCACAGCCACACCTGCAGAAAAGAAACAAGATCCACAACAAACTATCCTAGATATAGCTAAGTCACTGATCTATGGTGACAGAGAAAAGGACTATGGTAAGACATCAGATAATTTTGCTGATATAGCCAAGGGATGGGAAGTACTGTTTAAAATAACCATCACACCTGAGCAGGTAGGACTAGCTATGGCTTGGTTAAAAATCTGCAGAGCAAACAAAGACAACTGTGCTAAAATGGATTCCCTTGTGGATCTGGCAGGATATGCCGGCTGCATAGAAAAAATAAAACTAAATCAATAACACTCACAAACAAAAAACAAAAAGCAATGAAAAATCAAATCAAATCCATCTTGGTATTATCATCAGCAGGTATCATGGGTACTGCATACACACCTGCACCAAAGCCAAGACCATCAAAAGAATTTGTACAAAGTACCTATATTGCACCAACCAGGTATCAGAGATGGGAAAAGAGTGAAGTAAGGAAAAGGCAGTTGATGGACAACATCCGGGCCCTGAGGCAGGAAACCAAAAAGCTTGCAAGAAATAAACACACTACTGTTGGGTACAACTATGGTACTATTGCTGTCCACTCACACAATCTTATTGAGAGCATATTAAATACTAAAACATGCTAACAGATATCAAGAAGAAATTTTTAGAGGTTTTGTTTGGGGTGCCCTGTAATGGGGTGCCCCTTTCATCTATCAAAGGCACTACTCATGTATGCATGCCGGATGAAAGAGTAGACTTCAACACCTGGGCTACTACTATGCAGGTGAGTAGTAAGACTAAAGGAGCAAAAACAAACTACTATGGAGATGCTAAGAAAATGGATTAAGAAGAGGGAGCTTTTACTTTCTCATAAAAGAACCATTAAAATTTACTTCCGTATACTTCGTGAATTTAGTGGTGTACATGATTATTGTCAATACATAGATCACCTGCTAGAATGTGAGTTAAAAGCTTACCAAAAATTGAAGAAATTATGATACAACAACCTAAGATATGGTTCATAGGACCGGTTAATGAGAACTACTCAGATAAAGTAGAGTATTGTAGTATAGAGCAGTGTTATGGCTATCTGAAAGATCAGATGGAAATTGGAGTTGACATAGAAACTACCAGAAAATTTCCAAAAGGTAAGTATAGTGAAACTGTTTATGAGGGTGGCCTAGATCCATATCTTAGTTTGACAATAATGTTGCAACTGGGTACAAAGGATAATGTCTATGTAATTGATACAAGGTCAGTAGATATTACTCCTTTGTTGCCACTGTGGGAAAATAAAGAAAGACTATGGCTAGGACATAATTTAAAATTCGAGGCAAAACATTTACTACATAACTATGGGATAATATTTTACAAGATCTATGATACTATGCTTGTAGAGCAGATACAGACCAATGGTTTGCAGTTGGGCTACTCATTGGAGAAATTAGCCGGGAGACATCTAGGTATAAAGCCTATAGAAAAACAAGGTGACTTGTTCAAGCAAAAAAGTGAGGATGATGATGAGGAAGAACAGGCATACATAGACAAATCCATCAGGATGGGTTTCCTTACTATAGGAGACAGACCATTTACAGAGGCACAGATTCTTTATGGTGCAGATGATATTCTTTACCCTATAGAGATCCGGAAAAGGCAAAGACTTGGATATATGGGTTATAATCCAAAGCAGGTGGTAGATATAGAGAATGAGTTCTGTCTTGTTCTTGCTGATATTGAGCTCAAGGGTATTACTTTTGACAAACAACAGTGGTTGGATACCTATGACAAAAACCTTATAATCTTTAACAGCAGGAAGAAAAAGCTGGATGACTGGGTAGTACAGAATTTTAAAGACAATAGAAAGTTCTGTAGCTCCCCTGATTTGTTTGACCCGAATCCAAAATGTCTTATTGAATGGTCTAGTAGTAAGCAGGTAGTAGCTTTGATGAAGGAGTTGGGGTATTGCCCACAGGAAAAAAGCAAAAGCACTAAATACCTAGAATATACAGTAGGTGCCAAAGCACTACTCAAGCTCTTACCTGCCAAGTACAAAGAATTCTACAGTGAAGGAAAAGAAACAGATATAGTAGATCCTAAAAAAGATTTAATACTTAACTATCTGCTGTTCAAAACTTCTGAGCAGGCATGCACTACCTTTGGTAAAGACTTCCTGAAGTATGTACATCCTATAACAGGTAGATTACACAGTTCTTACCGGCAGATTCTTAATACGGGAAGAGTAAGCAGTAGAAACCCAAACTTACAAAACATAGATTCACATGAGTCTTATAGAAAAGCATTTTGTGCTCCAGCTGGATATAAACTAATCAATGCAGACTATTCTGCTCAGGAGCTGAGAGACCTTGCAGAAGTTACACAAGATCCGGATATGCTAGACTTTTTTAATAATGGACATCCTGTTTTCAAAGATGATTTTCACTCTTGGACTGCTACTAAAATGTTTTCTTTGATGAGAAACGAACCAGATTTAGTAGTTACAAAGAAAACACATCCAGAAGAAAGAAATGCAGCAAAAGCAATCAATTTTAAAATAAATTATGGTGGAGGAGCTCATACTTTAAAAGATGATTTTGGAGTAGATGATGAAACTGCTCAAAAGTTTATAGATAATTATATGGATGCTTTTCCAACTCTTAAAAAGAATTTTGAAATAACAAAAGAAAAAGCAGTAAAAACAGGATATATAGACATCATACCTGATCGAAGATATTGGGATTCTGATTGGAATAGAATGCAAGAAGTTAGAAAGCAATGTACAAAGTATTACCCTAAAGACTACAAAGATTTTTCTGAGGAGAAAAAACAAGAGTTTCGTAAAAAACTAACTGAAGAATCCCCAGAGTTAAAAGGTATGTGGAGTGAGTATTATACTTTACGAGGCAGTCTGGAAAGAAGTGCTTTAAATTATAGGATTCAAGGTCTTGCTGCTATTCAAATGAAAGAAGCAGCAATCAGATTCAGAAGACAATGTATAGAGGAAAATACTGCAGACAAAATGTATATAACCAGTCTTATTCATGACGAAATGATTGCTGAGGCCCTTGAAGGATACACTGACCAATGTCAAAAACAGGTGCAAAAAAGTATGGAGGAGGGTGGGAATAGATTTTGTAAAAGTATAAAAATGACTGCAGAAGCAGTTATAGTAGATTGGTGGCATCATTAATTTGTTAGTTTGGTATGTGTTTAGTATCTTTGACTAATCAAACCAAGATTATGAAACACGTACCAAACAAATACCCCAAAGAAAAAGTTGAGTATATAGTAACACAGTACCAAAAAGGCATAAGCCAAAAGGATATTGCAAATGAGTTAAATACTTATAATACTACTATTAGAAGAATACTTGCAAGAGAAGGGATACCTGTAAGAGGTAATGATATAGTACAAGCTTTTGTCAAAAAAAATCACTTTCAAAATATTGATAATCCAGAAACACAATACTGGTTAGGGTGGTTGGCTACAGATGGTTGTCTAACAAATAATAGTATTGTGTTAGAAGTGTCTGAAAAAGATTGCTACATTTTAGAGTATTATAAAAAGTATTTAAACAATGAGGTTTCTATAAATAAACAATACAACAAAAAATTTGGTACTAACTTATATAGAGTTGCTTTTAAAAATAAAGAGACATATACTTTACTAAAGTCTATTGGGATAACTGAAAGAAAATCTTTGACTTTAGAGCTTAAAATACCATTGTCTTTTTCTATGTTGAGAGGTATTATAGATGGGGATGGATCAGTTAGAGAAGGCACAATAGATGTATCTATTTATAGTTCTTCTGAGAAGTTTACAAACCAAATATACTCCTTTCTTTTACACAATAATTTTAACCCCAAAAAGCATGTAGAAATTAAAAATAGAAAGAATCCTTTTTACAGATTGAATTTGCATAAAAAATTAGAAGTAATAAGGTTACAAGAGTTACTTTATAGAGATAATGGACCTTGTTTACTCAGAAAAAAAGAGAAGATGATTGCGTCAATAAGTAAGCAAAGATGCAGAAACAAATATGTATCAAAAAGCTTGTAAAATCAAGGGTTTCAGTGTATATTGTGTACCCTTTCAAAAATTAGGAGAATGCCAGTTACATTACAGCAATACAATAATATCAAAGCATTTCTGAAAGGAAATCCGGAAGGTGGGTATGAAGACTGGGCTAACCAATACAAACCTAAGAAAGAGAAAATCAACAAAGAATATTCCAAGGAATTTGAAGAGTGGTGGTGTATATATCCTGCTACATCAAGATTTGATTACCGAGATATAAAATTCAAAGGTACCAGAGTTCTAAGAGAAGATAAAGCAGTTACCTATAAATGCTATGAAGAAGCTAAGAAGAAACATAGTGTAACTGATGAACAGTTGTTGCATGCTTTGAAAGTAGAATTACAACAAAGAAAACAAGCAACATGGGACAGGTATAGCAAAACAAAGTCTGATTACAATGACTTCCAATACATGAAAGCTTCTGCAGCATATCTTAACTCTGGTAGATTTAACTACTACATTGGAGAAGAGCTTGTCCAAGAACAAACACAACAGCCCAATACAGAAAACTTTAGTTTAGACATATGAGCACAGAGTTTGAGCAGATACTACAGGAAATTGAAGCTGGTAAAGAAGGAAGAAACCATAGTGTTTCTATGGGCTTTACCAAGCTCAATAAGTATGTCAGTATAAGAAAGAAAATCATGACACTGGTCTTTGGGCCAACTGGTAGTGGTAAAAGCTCTCTTGTGCATGATGCATGGATACTTAATCCTTTTGACTGGTACATGGAGAATAAGCATACAACAAAGCTTAAAATAACCCCTATTCTTTTCTCTTATGAGAGAAGCAAAATCTATACCAAGACAAAGTGGTTGGCAAGAAAGATTTTCAAAGATCATGGAAAACTCATCCCTATAGGAAAAATGCTGGGGTGGTGGTCTAACAACCGGTTAACCCCGGATGAACATGACCTGATCATGATGTATGAGGATTATATCAATGAGTTGTGTGAGTTTGTAATCATCAAAGAGGGGGCTGATAATCCTACCGGCAGTTATAAGTTTATAAAGAAGTTTGCTGAGGAAAGAGGAAAGATAGAGCAGGTGTCTGAGTACAATAAAGTGTATGTTCCTAACAATCCTTATGAGCTGGTGATACCTATAGTGGATCATATTGGACTGGTGAGGATGGAAAGAGGGTATACTACCAAAAAGGAAGCTATTGATAAGCTTACAGAGTATGCTCAGGAATGGAGGGACTTCTTTGGCTATACACCTGTGTTTGTAGCACAGATAACCAGAGAGTTGGGTAGTGTACAGTACCAGAAAATGGATTCTTTTGAGCCTACCGTAGACCAGATAAAAGAATCAGGTGCTCCGGGTGAAGCAGCAGATGTAATTATGAGCCTGTTTGACCCCATAAGATACAACACTACTGTACCTGGGTATGATGCAAATAAGCTTGTGAACAAAGAAACCGGGGCCAAGCACTTTAGAAGTGTAAAGATCCTGAAGAATACCTATGGTGAGGATTCAATAAGAGTAGGTTGTGCTTTTCATGGTGCCACAGGCATGTTTAAAGAATTAGTGAAAGCTGACCAAATGACAGAAGATATATACAGCTCTGTTTTATCCGGAGCTTATTTCTTACAGTAAATTAAAACAAATGAATAAAAAAGAATTACTGCTTTTACTAGCAGATGTTCCAGATGATGCAGAAGTGATTATAAGTAGTGATGCTGAAGGAAATAGTTATAGTCCACTTTGTAGCCATAAATATCCAGCTAAGTATGTACCAAATACAACATGGTCTGGTGAAATCTATGCCCCAGAAGACTCTGAAGAAGATGAATATTGGAAAGATGAAAAAACTGCAGTAAATGCAGTAGTCCTTTATCCTACAAACTAAGTAAAAAACAACACAGCATATGAGTGAAACAAATGTAACACAATCACAGAAAGAAAGAAATTTCTATGCTAAAGTAGCTATTGTTGGGCAAAGTGGTACGGGTAAAAGTTATTTATCCAAAACCGCAGATCATGACACAACTGGCTATGTCAACATGGAAAGAAAACCATTGCCTTTTAAACAAGGTAAAGCATTTAAGTATATGGGGCAACCTAAAACATGGGGAGCCTTTAAAAAGAATATAGAAGTATATGGAGCTGATCCTGCTATAAAAAATATAATCATTGATTCTCAGACTATGGCCTTCAATGTTCTTATTAAGGAAATGACACAAAATTTTACAGGTTTTGATGTGTATAAGAATTATAATAGGCAGGTATATGAGTATTTAGAAATGGTAAAAAATATCCAAAAAGATATTATAGTACTTTCTCATGATGAACTTACTAAAATAGATGAAGGGTATAAAGTAAGGAGAATGGCTACTCATGGTAAAGAATTTGATGGTAAAATTGAGCAGCATTTTTCTATTGTATTGTACACAGGTACAAGAGTAAAGGATGGTAAACCTGGGTACTTTTTACGGACTTTTGAAGAAGACACTTCTACTAAAGTACCTGAAGGGATGTTTCCTGACAAAGATGGTAATACTCTATTAGAAATTCCTAATAGTGCAGAATATATTTTTAAAAGTATAGAAGAGTATTACAGTCTGTAAACAAAAAAGTTGTACATTTGTTGTGCAACTATTACATTGATTTATGAACTCATTAAACATACAGTATTACCGGCAGGATATTCCACTCTCATCAGTGTAATAGTTGCACCTGCTTGGTAATACTGTTGTTGCAATATGAACTCTGGTATATACACTATAACCAATACATTGGATGGTAAAATCTATGTTGGATATGCTATAGATTTTGATAAAAGAAAAAGATGTCACTGGTCTGAGCTAAAAAGAAATAACCATAGTAATGTACATCTACAGCATGCTGTAAATTTATACGGGATAGACTGTTTTAGATTTGAGATTCTTGAAAAATGGGAAGAAAATTATTTGTGTAGTATGGAAAACTATTGGGCAGTTATGTTAGACAGCCATAACAAAGAAAAGGGCTATAATATACAACCAACAGGCCCAAATAAAACTATTAGAAGATCTGAGGAAACAAAATTAAAATCATCTTTATCTCAGAAAGGAAGAATACTTACAGCTGATCATATAGCTAAAATAAAAGAGAAAAGAAAACTTCAAGTAATTACAGAAGCCCATAAAGCAAACACAAGAAGGGCTATACTGGGTAGAAAAGACTCAGAAGCAGTTAAAAAGTATAAGTCAGAAGTAGCTAAGAGAAGAGGAGTTTCAAGTGCATTTAGAGCTGCAAGTAAAAAAGCAGTTATACAGTATAGCAAAGAAGAGGTTTTTATAGCAAAATATGAATCAATTGCAGAAGCTGCAAGATTATCTGGTGTAAATCCAAATACTATTACAACTCATTGTAAAGGTAGAGTACAAACAATAAATAGGTTTACAAAGTTTATATGGAAATTAACAGAAGAGTAGGGTAACAACAATTAGTAACAATTAAAAACAAGTGTATGATTTTAAACAAAAGTGAAGTCAAAAGCAATGTGAAAATCGGCTTCTTTAAAGGTAAGGTGTTATGTGTCAATCCAACAAGGCAGGAACTATCTGAGATCTTAGGATTTGAAAATGATGGAGACAAAGATGAGTTCTCTTATCATGGTACAACAAAAGCCGGTGGTGATGATTATGTCAGAATCAAATTCTGGCTGGAAACTGAAGGAAAAGACAAATTCCCGGTAGAGTTTATGCTTATCAACAAGCCAGCAGTAAACAAAGGTGGTGACAAAATGCAGTTTGTAAATCAGACCGGTATAAATCAATATGCTGATTCTGAAGAAAATCTATGGGAAAGCTTCAGGTCCTATACAGAGAAGGACAAAGAGGACAAAATAAAATGGGTGCCTATTTCACCTTGTAAATTGAGGCAGGCTATCCAGGGTGAAGCTTCTTTATATACTTTCATGAGGGCCATGTTTGGTTGTGAAGGTAATGATTGGAAACAGGCTAAGGTTAATTTCTACTATGACAAAAAGAAGAATGCAGATGAGCAGAATAGTATCTTCATAGATACAAAGAAGCTGTTTGCAAACCCTGATAAGTATGTGCAGGATGAATTTGGTTCCATGATTCGGGCCTCTAAGGAAGACAGTATCATAGGTGATGTTGTGTGCCTGGCTACTGCTAAAGTGGATGATGATGGTAAAATATTCCAAAAAATCTATGGTGGCTTTATGTCTGGCTATATGATGAAGCAGGTAAACATTGGTATTACTACCGGGGCTTTTACAGGAAATACTTTCCTAAAGAAGTGGAAAGAAAGCTTTGACAAATGGAACTATAAGGAGCCTACTATTCTTGGTGCACTTCAGCCATTTGACCCGGATACATACAAACCGGCAGCTAATGACATGATACAGGTAGATAACACACCTGTAGATGATACAGACTTTTAATTTTACAACCCAGGGAGAGGGGTAAAATCCTCTCCCATTTTTAATCTTTAAACAAACAAAAAACAAAAAATGAGTACAGAACCAGTATTTCCAGCAAGTTTAGACACAGTTTCACCAGAAGAATTGGCCAACACAATAGGAAGTGTAATTATGGGTACAGAGAATACACCTGTTGAAAAAAAGACAAGGCAACGTAGGATAACAGATGGTAAAGCACCAGTGAAACTTCAAAGCACTGAAGACTTTATCAAAAACATGCAAGAGAAGATTGACATGATCCGGATATTGGACGGTGTAACCATGGGTGAAATACCAGGTAATATGAGCAAAGCAAACCGGGATATCATAGTAGAGTTCCAAAGGGAGCATGATGCACTGGTAAAGAAGTTCATGGAACGTATCCAAAAAGCATAGTATGACCAACCGGTTAAGTAAAGAAGAATATGATCAGATGGCATCAGAGATTTCTGGTGCCTCTGTTTCTGTATGGGATGAAGGGTTAGAATGTACTGAAGATGGTATTATACTAGAAACTCTATGGCCAATATTGGATAAGTATTTAAAACCAAAAGAAGATGGCAAAATATCTGATTGAAGTTGAGGTAAATGAAGACAAACTACGGATGTTCAAAGGAATAGATGTAGGTGAAGAAAATGAGTATGAAGAACTTATAGAATCTCTTATCTCTCAAGAAATGGCATGGGTAGAACAGTCTGGTATATATCTTTCATCAGTTAATCCTGTATCAGATAATAATATATTAGTTGATGATCTTGGTAATCAGCTAAGTGAGATTATTAACCAGGATGGAGATGAGAAAACAGACGGAGAATGTTTAGATGAAGTTATAGATTTATTGAAAGTTTATGGAATCTACAAAGAAAGAGTATAAGACAATAGATGTTGAAGGCCTTGCAATAGCTTTAGCTGAGGCAGCCTGGAAAGAAGATACGAAAAATGTTCATGTGTCAGATCTTTATGATATTGAAAGTTATATAGATGCTAATGGGCAAATGAAAGTGAAGAAAGAAGTCAGGCCCTACTGGGCAAATAACTTTTTTAGTATAAAAGACAATTATTTTATGTTAATTTGTCAGTTTGCTAAGGAAGAGCAACCAGAAGAACCATCATATGCAACTGGAAAAGAAGAAGCCGGTAATAGGAATTGAAGACATCTTTGCTAAAACAGATGATTACTCCATATACAGGTACTACCTGGGAGAGTTTAAGGTCAATGGGAACATCAGCAGTCCTTTTAGAAAAGATAACAATCCTTCTTTTGGTGTCTACATGAAAGATGGCCGGCTATTCCATAATGATATGGGAGATGCTGCTTACCATGGTGATTGTATAGCACTAGTGCAGCAATTATTTGGTATTAGTTATGTAGAAGCCATACAAAAAGTAGCCAAAGATTTTGGTATAACTGGTGCAGGTGAGTGTGAGAATTGTGAAAGAGTGGTAAGTAGTTACACAAAGCCGGTGCTGGAGCAAAAAAGGTATACAATCATTAGGTGTACTGTTAAAAGCAAGTTCACAGCAGCAGAGGTTGACTACTGGGCTTCTTTTGGCATCACACCTGACAAATGTAAAGCAGAAGAGATATACTCTGTAAAAGAGTGGTCATTGAATGGGTTCAAACAAGACTTGGAAAAAAAAGAGCTATGCTTTGGTTATCTGTTTCCTGGTGTAGGATGGAAGATTTACAAACCATTTGCCAATAAGGATAACAAATGGAAAGGTAATGTAGACATGACTATTGTGGAGAATAAAGCAGCTATAGCCGGTGCCAGCAAAGTACTGATTACAAAAGCAAGAAAAGACAGACTTGTGCTTAGTGATCTTTTACCTGAATGGACAGTGGTTAATGTGCAGAATGAGTCAGAGTTATGTTACACCAAGGAGTTTGTAGAATCCCTTTCTGGGAAGGAAGTAGTAGTGAATTATGACAGTGATCCGGCAGGTAAAAAAGCAAGCCTGTTGATAACAAACAAATATGGGTTCAGGCATATCAATGTACCTGATCATTTTTACGAAGAACAAGGAATAAAGGACTGGGCCGATATGTATAAAATTTATGGACCAGAATCAATAATAAAACACTTCAAAAACAAACAGTTAATTTAACAATGGAAAAGAAGACTTACTACCTGGGATACAACAGATACAGCAATCAGATTATTGTTTACAGCCTGGCAGAGCATGCAGAAAAAAGTGGTACTTGGTGTAAATTGGTTGAATCACACAACCTTGAAGAAGCAAAGAAAGAATTCATGCAGGCTTACTTGGCAGCTAACACAGAACACGAATAACTATGGCAACATATGATATTATCTGGGCCATCACAGAAGAGGTAGATGATGAGGATTTCTCTACTGAAGAGGAGAAAATGGTAGCAGCAATTACAAAAACTTTCTGCAACTTACAAGAGCATGGTAATGATTGGATTTGGAAAATAGTGAATCAAAAAACAAAGCAAGAATTTGAAATAGACTTTGGATTTGTTACAGATGATCAAGGTCCTGAAATAACACAAATAGTATCATAATGGGAAAGTTTTTACCGATAAGAGTAACAGTTAACGATGAGAAAGAAAAGGTCGTTAATGTAGAGAATAAGGATGGCAGAGTTTGGATCAGAGTAGGGGATAAAAATAGTGGTATTGATATCTGCATTGCACAATCTGATGATGGTCTTGGTTTAGCTATTGATGCCTGGGATGCAAAAACTTGCGAGGAGCATTTAGGAACTATGGCTGTATGGTTTGATGATATAAATCAAGAAGAAGATGTACAGTAATTTGAATGAAAAGATAGAACAGATTTACATAAGGTTCACAGAAGAATTACCTGATCCAACTTCAGTATGTCTTTTTATGAAAGAGATACAGCCTATCATAGATGAGTATGAACAGGCAGCCAAAGAAAGTATACGTTGGAAGGCAGAAGATTTTATAAGTAGGGCAAAGGAAGCTTACGATTTTGTAGATTACACAGAAGATCAGGCACAAGAAGACCTTGAAGAAATGATTGACAGCCATGACTGCAATAATGGTATTACCTGGAGCACTCTTGATTATTACATCTCACAAAGAATACCAAAAAAATAAAAAACATGCTGAAAATAGAAGAAGTAGTAGATGAACTACACAGGAAAAGTAACTGGAACAAAAAAAGAGAATTTATTGAACAGTGGGTACACCAGGTAATTGATACATGTGCCAGTGTAGCAGCTTCTACAGAACTGGAAGAAGCCATAAAAGCAGTAAAAAATGATTTATGATGTTATGTACCGGGATGGTGCAAATTATAAGCAGTATTTTAGAGCAGAGTTTCCGGATAACAAAGATCCAAGAGAAGAATCCGAATTAATAATGGAAGAGTCAGGACTCACAGTAGGTGAGTTCTTTTCTTATATGGGTTGGTCTTATGACCCAGATTATGATCACAACATACTTGAAGTAACAGGTGTGAGTGAAGATCAAATAGAAGAGCCACAAATAAGATTCACAGGTGAACCACAACTGCCTAAGTGGAATAAAGACAAAAAAGAAGGAGAGACAATTAAGCCAGATGAATACCTTCATTTTGCTGTTGATATACCTAGCATCAACCATATACGACAGGGCAATGCTGAGGAGTGGGTAAATGTGGATTACTTTGCCACAAAAGAAGAGGCAATCAAATGGGCACAAGATAATCTTGGTGCTGATGAAGATGGAAAAATTTGTGTAATAAGTCAATTTTAAAAAATGGAAACAACAGAAAATCTTATAGCAGAAGTAATGTCAAGTAAGGAGTTCCTTAAGTCATTGGAAATACCCAAACAAACATCTTGGTATAAACCGGTAGGGCATGGTCATCTCATGGATATAACCCAGGAAGCACTTGACCGTTGTAATTTTGTACTTACCAAAGAAGAGTATACATACAGTGCTCATGGAAGTAAAGCAAATGGCAAATATCATCTTGCCTGGGGGGATGATCCGGATATGGGCATGATGATAGCCTGGCAGAATAGTTACAATAAAACCCTTAGCCTGAAATTTGCAGTTGGAGCTTCAGTATTTATCTGTGAAAACGGAATAGTAAAGGGAGACATGGGGACCTTCAAAAGCAAGCATGTAGGAGAAATTCAATCAGTAACACCAAGGTTACTGGCAGATTACATCTCTAATGCCGGGGATACCTTTGACAAAATGGTGATAGAGAAAAAAAGGATGCAGGAGATAGAAGTGACAAAAAGAACTACTTCTGAGCTCATGGGCCGGTTATTTATGGAAGAAGGTATCATTACCAGCACCCAGTTAAATATCATCAACCGGGAAACAAAGAAACCAACTTTTGACTATGGCCATCCGGGAAGTCTATGGGAATTGTACAATCATGTCACATATTCTTTGAAATCAGCCTCTCCTAACACCTGGATGCAGCAGCAGATTGACAACCACCAGTTCTTCACAAAAGAATATGGTATAGCTGAGACAGCATAATGTTTTACAGATTTTGGGACAAACAATGTAACCGGTATATGGCTACCGGTTACAATAGTCCCTCTAAAGAAGAAGCAAAAGAAGCCATATCTTCTTACTTGGTTATGGGCAGTGACTGGGAAAAGGATTATTTAGAAAATAGGTCATTAGAAGATATATGCAACAGTTTTGAGTTTGAGCTTGAAGAAAGTGAAATAGAATTTGAAGAAGAACAGAATGATTTTTAAACTATAAAAACCATAAAACATGGGAAAAATAACAACTAGAGCAGCATTAGAAGCTGCTAGAGAAATAACAAAACCACTTTTAACAAAGTATGAGCAGTCGTATACTGAACTTAAGGAGTTTTTAATTGGTGCTCATCTTAAAAGACTACCAAAAGAAATAGTAGAAGTTTGGACGTTACACTCTGAGTATGTAGAAAAAACTACTGGATGCTATGTGTATGGCATAGGTATTTCAAATGATGACAATTGGTATAATCTTAGCAAAGCTTTGCCTTCTGCCCATGGAAGCTCTATTAAGTTAGAGCTTGACAAAAAAGAATCAACTGCTTATGTGAAACTGAAAGATGCAGCTGACAACATGTACAACAAATGGGAAAGTACTAAAACAGAAATATACAATACACTTCTTACTTTGGGCACCCATAAGAAAGTAGGAGAAGTTATGCCAAATGCTTTGAGATTCTTTCCTGAAGCAAGTAAAGTTACTCAGACTTTAGTAGTCCAGATTCAGCCGGTAGTAGATAAAGTAAACTGTCTTATCAGCAATGAACAGAAGTGTGTAGAAAATCTTTAATAAATTGGAGAAACAGGGGAACTAACAATTCCCCTGTTTTTGTTTAAAAATAAACTATGGAATACACATATACAATACCAATTAAGTATATTATAGAGGTAGAAGTAACTGTAAAAAGTACAGAGAGTGTACAAAAAGTCTATGAAGATGTTAAGCAAATAACTACTACTATTACTGATGCTACTTCTTTGAGTAATTGTGTAGTAGTAAGAGAACAAAGAGTTGTATCAAGATCCCAAATATTAAAATCGTAGTATGAACTTAAATGATAGATGTAGACCATTTATTATACTTTATAATCTTGCAGAGAGACAATTTTATAATATTTGGATAAATATTCCTAAAAATAAAAGAAGAATACATAATTTAAAAAAGTGTAGTAAAATAAGAAGTGTTGTAAGAGGTAAATTTGATAAATATGGAAAGAAATGCAGATAAATAATAAAAATGGAAGAACTCAACATGGTGGATTTAAATGGGTATTTAAAAATAAAAAATGAAAATAAATAGTAGTATAACAGAACAGTTTGGAACTTGGCTGGAGCTATTTAGACCGTTCATAGAATCAGAAGCATTTGACAAGATTTTCTCCACCCTTAAGGCTACTACTAAAGCTGGCAAAGAAGTGTATCCAGCATCCTCTGAGGTGTTCAAATCATTCAAGCTATGTGACAGACACAAGATGAAAGCTTTGGTGCTGTTACAGTGCCCCTATGCCACAAAAAGGCAGGGTATAGCTGTAGCCAGTGGTATACCGATGGATTGCTCTAATATAGCTCCTTATGAGCAGCCTACCTTGTACCAATGGTATCAGGCCCTGGAAGAACAATATGGGTTTGACCCATTTAATGACCTCAGGTGTGATCTAACATATCTGTTACAGGAAGAGCATGTGATGTTGCTGAATAGTGCATTAACAGTGGAAGCCGGGCGGCCAGATAGTCATGCCCAATTATGGGAACCGTTTACAAAGTTCTTCTTTGAGGAAATAGTAGACAAGTACTATAGAGGTATACCGGTGGTTTTTGTTGGAAAAACAGCCCAGGCATATGAGAAGTACATCATGCCCATAAGTCATTATATCAAGAAAGTAGAACATCCGGCAGCTGCAGCTTATGCTGATAGGAAATGGAGGCATGATAATGTACACACCTGGGTAAATGAGGTATTGGAAAAAACAAATGGGCCGGAACACAAAGTAAACTGGTTCAGAAAAAAAGATGTAGAGGTAAAGGTATACAACCCGGCACCTGATACAACAACTGTCGAAGATTGCCCCTTTTGATATGAAAAAGAAAAAGGTAAAAGAAGAAAAAGAGGTAAAAAAATTCCAGCACTTATCAGAAGTGGAACTGGACCAGCTTATTGAAGAAGAACCAGAGATAACCATCAAGGAGTACCTGGCTCTTCTTACTGAGCTGTATTTAATACAACAATCAATCAAAGAAGAAAATGGATAACAACACAACACTAACAGAAGAGGATTTTTACAAAAAGTACCATCCTGAATATAACACTATACTTGTAGCTCAATTCAACAAAGAGAATCCTGATGACCATGGAACTACATCTTACAATGACTTGGCACCACATAATGGATGTATGTATGAAACCTATGGGAAAGAGCTTGATTATGTAAAAAGCATACCACAAGGCAGAGTATGGACTATTATTGACAACAATGCTGGGTGGTATGGTATTGTAGCCGGTTATCATTGGATAAATAGGATAGGTTACCTGGTTACAGAAGAAGAGTGGAGTGATTCCAATGAAGAGTATGTGATAAGTGATGAGGGCCCGGTAAATGATTGGTTTGAAACACTGGCACCTTCAGTAATGGCTGAACTAATGGGCATTGATGAAAATTTTACACCAGAGGAAAAAGATGAAAAAGCAAGAGATGCATGGTATGACCTAGGCATTGATGAGAAGGAAGTTATTATGGACAAATTTAAAAACAAGTGACATGCCAAAAGTAGTAGTAGCATGGGGGAATAAAAATGCCAAAATACTTGAAGAGTTATCTAAAGAAGAACACGAGAAATGGATGTGTGAACATGTAAATGAGATAGATGTAAAATCTTATGAGTTTGCCACAAAAGAAGAAGCAAAAGCTTTTCTTTTAGGAATAAGTGAAGCACAAGGTTGGTTTGATTTTAATTCATTAATGCTATGAGACAACAAATAGAAAAGAAGCTTGAATACTACAAAAAGCAGGTAGATGTATTTACAGACAGGCACCTGGAAACATGCAAAAGAACAGACAGAGATGCACTAATGAGGTGTAAGGAAAGAGTAAAAGTTTATCAGGAAATTTTAAAACTGATACAATGAAAACAGTACAAATAGAATGCCGACAAATAGAAGAATGGGATGAAGAAGTGCAGAAAGTGATTATAGAGAAACATCGTGATATCAATGTAGACTATGATTGGTGGGAATTTGTTTATGAAGAGTGGCAAGAGAAGCTTGAAGAAATGGGTTATGACATAACCAGTGACAGAGTAGTTGATGAGAAAAAATATGATTCAGAAAAGAAAAGGTATCTGCCTACTGGTAACAAAAAGACAGTAACAGATATCAACATCAATTTTAGTGGATTCTGGTCTCAGGGTGATGGTGCCTCTTTTACCGGTAAAGTAGATGTCACTAAGTGGTTGGTATTTACTAATAATCCTAAGTACAGTAGGATAGTAAAATTGTTACAAAATAATATGGTAAGTGGGTTAGACTATCGTGCAGATATAATAAGGCATGGGCACTACTACCATGAAAAAAGTACAGAGCTTTGTCTTATCTGGTATCCAAATAAAGTATATGATTTACCAAATCTAATAAGTGTATTGGAAAAAATAGAAGAGGACATATCAGAAGACATAGTTACACAGTCCTCACTTATTTACAAAGCACTTGAACAAGAGTATGAACATCTTACCTCAGATGAGCAGGTAAAAGATACTCTTGAAGCAAATGAATATGAGATGGACTGCACTGGAAAAATTTACTAAAAATGGGCCGTAAAAAAAGAAAACAAACAAAAGTCAATACAACACCTAGAACCTTTAAAAAGTTCTGGGTGTTTTATGATCAGAAAAGCATGATTTGCTACACCATAGTATTTGCCAATGGTGATCTCTGGGCATGTGGAAAAAAGAATGATATTACTGCCGGGTTTGGTGGTAATGTGTTAGAAGTAGAAGGATGGAAAAATGTCCATGAATACATAAAAGAGAAGAGACGAATCACTAGAAAGTTGGGTATAGAGCTTACAAGAGACTGTATCCCGGAAGATGTGATAGAGTATGTTAAAGAACTTTCAAAAATACACAACTATGGAATTGACAACAACTGATACAAAGAAACCAAAAAGACAACGAACAGTGTTTAGTTCAATGTCAGACATTGCACATATCTTTTCAAATGAACCAGGTAGGGAAGCAAGGTTTGGCAATGGTTTTATAGAAGGTGATGTTATATATAGTTATGGCAGACACTTTCCTATAGCAAGAAGACATGTAGATGGTGAAAAAACTACTATGTTTTTTACACTAAGAGAATATAGTAATACTACTCGGAAGCATATAAATGATGTAGTAAATGCTATAAGACAGCATAATATAGTATACATGTATTGGGTTCCTACTTATGGAAAACCTAATCATTCTTTAAACATAGATCACTGGTTATCAGAAATAAGAACAGCAATTAATAAGTTTAAAAATGCAAGAAGTAATAAGTCTTTCATTTTAAGAGAAGCTAAGGCAACTTTAAACCAACTTGAAAAATACCTTGCTTTTTTTAAAATAGAATATCCTGAACAAATAAAAGTCTTTATAGAGGACTTAAAAAATGGTAAGTATGAAGAAGAAATAAAAGAGTATCAGAAGAAAGAAAGGGAAAGACTTTTAGACCCTAAACTTAAAGAAAAGAGAGAGAAAGCAAGGTTAGCAAGAGAAAGAGCAGAACTAAAGAAGAATGAGGAGCAGATACAGAAGTGGAGAAATTTTGAACCATATGTATATAGGCCCTACTCGTATAAACACTCACACAACTTACCTGACCTTCTTAGGTATAATGTAGAGAAACAGAGAATACAAACTTCCCAGAATGTAGAAATACCTGTAGAAGTAGCTCATAAATTTTACCGGTATATCCAGGTAATGCTGAAGAAAGGTGGGTGCACCAGTGAAGCATGCTGTGACTACAGTCTCTTAGATAAGTACCGAGTAAGAGAGATTACTAATGTGCATATTGTTGTGGGTTGTCATAGAATAACTATTCAAGAATGTAATAACATAGCCAAACAATTAGGTTGGTGATAATAACTTTCTTACTTTTGTATAGATAAAATGTACTGGTACTACATTTAAAGAAACTTGCCGGAGAGGGTGTAACTATGTACCAGATAGTTATGTCCAAACCGGCAAAACTTTTTATACAAAATGAAAGAAGTTATTCTTGGTGGAAAATACGGGAAAGGAAAAGTTGCACTTGTAGATGATGAAGATTATGATAGGATAATTAAGTACAGTTGGTATATAGCTTATACGGGAATAGACTGTAGGAAATTTTATGTAAGAAGAGGTACATGGAACGGTAAAAGACATTCTATTGGTTATTTACATAGAGAAGTAATGAATATAACTGGTAAAGTTTTGATAGACCATATTGATGGTGATACATTGAATAACCAAAAATCTAATCTCAGAATAGCTACATATGCTGAAAATTCTGCCAATCAAATAAAAAAGATAAGTGCCACTTCTAAATACTTAGGAGTATCAAAACGTCAATATTTTAACAATTTCAAAAAAGAGTATATTATAACATGGAGTGCAGTATGTGTAAATGGAAATAAAAGATATTATAAATCTTTTAGAACAGAAATAGAAGCAGCTTTACAATATAATGAATTTGCAAAAGAATTACATGGAGAGTTTGCAAGTTTAAATATAATAAGGGAACAGGAGATTGTGGCTAATAATAAATTTATATCTGAGCATTTTTGTAATGAGAATGAAAAAGTATGTTCTGCTTGTAAAAAGAAACTTACTAGGGAAAAGTTTTCCAAAACAACACATGGAAAGGGTATGTGTTCTAAATGTAAGGAATGCCAAAGAATTTATTCAAAAGCTCGATATGAAAAAATAAAAAATGATAAAATAGGAAGAGATTGAGTTAATAGCAACTAAATTGAATTGGAATGGCAAATCAGAAGAAAACGAAACAAGCATATCAACAGTATCTGAATGAGTTCTACAGTGATATGGACTTTGAAACAGCCAGAGAGGAACTTATTTACATGACTGTAAAAACAAGAGCAGGTGGATATATAAATTCACCTCTTCTTAACTTAAGAATACGACAAAGAAAATGTGGTGAAGTACTACGAAAATATGACCCTATTGCATTTACTTGTGGTTTTAATGATTGGAAGCTAACAAACTAAATATGATAAGTAATAACTACGTGGATACCAAATGCACTATATGGACTAGAGCATATTTCACAGATGATACAGATATGGATAAAATAATCCAACAAATAAAAGAGGGTACCACAAATAGCATCTATGATGAAAACAAGGGCTTCATAGAATGTGAAACTCTATATGATACTGAACTACACATTGCTCCCAAAGACAATTATGGTGATGCAACTGTTGAAGTGTACAGAGGGGAAGAAGTAATCTGGGAAAATTCAATTAAACAATGAGCAACATAGCAAACACTAAGAAGAAACTAGCAGTTCTTGAGACACCTGGGTTTTCCTGGGTGCTCAAGGATGCTTTGACTATTTATGCAGAAGAAAGAGCAAAACAAGATGTTGACTATAACAAAATAGAAAATGTAACAGAGGCACTTGTTCTTTCTTTAAAAAGAAAGTATCTTGGAGAGCTTCCCAAAAAACAGTCTAAAATAGTACAAACAGATCTTGAGGATCTTATAAAAGAGATTAAAGATGGTCAAAGTAAAAACTAACTTCTACTCTTTGATTATAACCATAGATGGATTTACTCACCTGAAAATAAAGATGAAAGACATTTATGGTTATCAATCATGGACTGACCGGGAAGACAATAACATCATAGAGTATTATTGTAAGTCTGGAAACATCAGGTGTGAGTATGGTAATAAGAAGTTGTGGAAAGGAATTTTAAAACAATTAGAACCAATAGAATTTAATTAACAATATGGCTAAAGAAAAGAAAGAACAGAAGTACTACAACGGTCTTGCTGTGGATTCACAAGAAGAGGTCATGGCAATTATGTATTTTGAAGAGCTTATAGAAGCTGGCTATGTAGAAAAGATTGAAAGAGCAGAACCTATCCGGTTATCTGAGAGACTGGAGAACAAGTATACTCAGGTGGTAGAAATGAAGACAAAAACCAAGGAAGTGGAAAAGAACCAGGTAATCCTTGAAGATCATGTGTACACTCCGGAGTTTAAAGTAACTTGGACACAGGCAGGTGCAGTATTGTTTATAGACAGAATGTGGAATGCAAGAAAGTTTGTAAAACCCTTTATAGGAAAATGGGTTACATACATTGAAGTAAAACCATCTTTTGACCAAAACAACATGACCAGACTGTTCAAAATCAATCAAAAGTGGGTGTATCAGCAACACCAAATATTTGTAAATCTAGTACAGCCCCATAAGCTTTTTGAAGAGACATTTACTCCTAAAGCCTGGTTAAAAACACCTACTGGGAAAGACAGGGTAATACATTGGAAAGTACGTTCATTAGAAGATTATATTAACTCTTTACAATAATCAATAATCATGGCAAAATCAAAAAGAGCAAAACCGGATGCACCTGAAGTGGTGCTTTTAAAACAGCTAAAAGCTAGTGTACTTAAAAAATGGAAGCCATCTAACCTTTCTATAGGGCAGGTGGAACGATTGGGTAATACTATCTACAACACAGGACTGGCTGAGTGTATTGAAGTAATTGACAAAAAAATTAAACAACTGGAAAATACCATCTAATGAACATAACAAAAAAAGTAGAAGACTCAAGAATATCAGAACAAACCTACAGAGGTTTAAAAGACAGGCTTTCATACAGCTCCATCAAAAAGTTTGATTCAGACAGACAAGCTTTTTACAAAGAAATGGTTCTTGGTGAAGTAAAAGAAGAGAAGATATCCAGCTCTATCATTATGGGGCACCTGGTACATACTTTGTTATCCGGTATGGACTTTGATGAGAAGTTTCACATAGCAGTATCAGCAGAGCCTAAGGGCCAGATGGCTGATCTTGTGAATAACCTGTACAACAGGACTTTGAAGAGCATAGACAAAGAAACAGGTATGCAGACAGATAGTTTTGAGACTATTTTTATGGATGCTGTTACAGCTACTAAGTATGACTACAACATGCAAGAAGTTGCTTTCAAAGGTAAAGATGCTGCAAAGATCCTTTCTATGTTTACAGGTGATGCTGAAATCTACTACAAAGAGAAGCTACTTGCCATAGGTAAGATGGTTGTATCTGTCCCGGTAGTTCAGCAGGCTGAGAGATTAGTAGAGAAGATAAAAGCACACCCTCATTCACAGTACTATGCAAATGTAAAAACAGACACCGGTGTAGAAGTATTTCATGAGCTACCTATTCTGTTTGATATAGATGAGGTACCTTACAAGGCAATGGTTGATAAAGTAATAGTAGACCACATTGACAAAACAATTGCCCCAATAGATTGGAAGACAAGCTGGGATAATGAAAACCCACAACAGTCCTACACAAAGTTTGGTTATTACCTGCAGGCAGCTATGTATAACTATGCACTTACTGTATGGGCAAAAGAACACGGCCTGGAAGGATATCAAATTCTTCCTATGAAATTCATTTTCATAGACACTGCAGGCTTTGCTGATCCGGTTGTATTAGTACTGAGTTCTAATGACCTGAGAGAAGCAAGAGATGGTTTCCATCTCCGGGGATATAAGTACAGTGGCCTTACAGAATTAATCAAACAAATTACCTGGCATGTAGAGACAGGTATATGGTCATCAGCTATGGCAATAGCACAAAATAATGGTGAAGTTACACTTGATTTAAACTATGAATAATAGTAAGAAATAGGTGTTAAAATGCTTGCAAGAGGGCTGTAAATATTGTATATTTATAGCCCTTTTTTATTTTAAAAATCAATCAAAATTTATGGCAAAAACAGCAGCAACAGAGCAGGAAAAAGACATTCTTGCTGAGAAACTTAAAGCACTGGAGAAAAAATTCGGTGTAGGTACAATTATAATGGGTAAAGATACCAGGGAAGAATTGGAAGTAGTAGACAGTGGCTCACTGACACTTAATCTTGCTACTAACATTGGTGGGTTACCTGTAGGTAAATTAATAGAGCTACTAGGTATGGAATCCTCAGGTAAATCCACTCTTACTTTGCATGCAATATCCAATTTTCAAAAGCTGGAAGGCAAGTGTGTACTGGTAGACTATGAGCAGTCTTTTGACAGGGCCTATGCAACTGCTCTTGGAGTAGACATGGATAAGCTTATTATCATTCAGCCAGAGTGTATGGAAGATGGTTACAACATGACTGAAGAATTAATCAAGACTGGGAATATAAGGCTTGTAATACATGACTCCCATACAGCAGCTATGCCAAGAAAAGTAGTAGATGGTGAAGTTGGTGATGTAACTATTGGTCTGCAGGCAAGATTAAATAGCCAGGGCCTTGGTAAAATCAAACCTCTTCTTAGGGACAACAGGTGCACCATGATGGGTATTTCCCAGATAAGACAGAATGTAGGTGGTTATGGTGATCCTAACCAAAGCACAGGTGGTCTTGCATGGAAGTTTTACTCAGACATGAGGATGAAAGTAAACAAATCTGTTGACAAAGAGAATGAGAGCAACAAAACTACTGTAGAGATAATCAAGAACAAATGTTCAGCACCATTTGGTAAAGCTGAATTTGTCATTGATTGGGGCAAAGGCATAAGCCGGATGATGGAGATTATTAGCTTGGCACAGGATTTAAAATTTATAACAAGATCCGGGGCCTGGTATACTCTACCTAATGTAGAAAAGTCTGTACAGGGTGAGCAGGGTGTACTTCAGTTCTTATCTGATAATCCTGAGTATGCCACGGAAATTGAAAGACAAGTATTGGAGAAGTTGAAAGAGTTGAAGTAACATGGAACAACAAAAACTGCCTACAGTTGAAAAGATGCATGCTGCCAAAATAGATGAAGACAAATTCAATCTTTGGATGGCAAAGCATTTAGGGTACTATAGAATAGCACAAAGGAGCTATATACGATTCCCACCACATTGGTTTGCAGAAGATGGTGCCATGGATACTATAGAATTTATAGGACTTTCTCTGGTAGATGAAGATCCAGTTTCTATATGGAGGATAAGTACATGTACAGAAGAAGAGTTTCCAAAAGTGATGGATAACATAATGGCCTGTTTTGGTAATAAGTCATATGCCCATATGTCAAGAGCAAAAGAAGTAATGGCAAGCTACATAGGGTATGATTTAGCAGACCATAAAAACTGGGAAGAAAGTAAAAAATGGCTAGAGTTATCAGATACTATACGTAAAAATCAAGAAGATGAAAGAAAATCAAGAGGATCATCTGAATCATAAAGGAGGAGGATTATGGAAAAGGCTCCAAGAGCAGAAGGGCAATGTTGTGAAATATAACGGTAAACCAATTACATTAGGAGAGTTTACTGATTTTATGACAAAGTTGCAAAACGATCAGATAGAACGAAAGAAGCAATTGGACAAAGAGTACACCGATATTAGCAAGATTACATTGAAAGAAATTGATGATGAGATAGCTAAATGGGAGAAAGATGGAGAAAAGGTACCAAACGGATTAATGTGTAAAGTAAAAATTGCCGGTTCTTGTCAGATGTGGCCTATAAAAGGAGTACAACTACTCTTAGAAGCAGCAGAAAAAAAAGTTAAAGAATGGAAAAATGAAACAAGAAAAAGAGAGGAAGGAGAGTAAGCTATCCAGTTTGTATGCACAGAGAAATAAGTTGCAGAGTAAGATAGAGCAGGTAAAGAAAGAAGAGAAGAGGTTGAAGAAAGAGCTGGAGGTATTACAAGAAAGATTGGCCGGTGTACAAAAAGGCATACAGCACCTGGAGACAAGAGAGATCCTTATTACAACACACTGTATAGAAAGATTCCGAGAAAGAATAGGACCATTAGATGCTGAGGAGAGTACTGTGAGAACAGTACTTCTCACTCCTCAGGTAAGAGAAATGATAAGGGTGCTTGGTTCTGGTACTTATCCGGTATATGGTACTATACAGATAGCTGTTGAGGATAACAAGATAATTACTGTTATAGACACAACTAAACCAAAATAATATGCAAAGTAGTCATGAGTTTATAGTATTTGATATTACTGAACCAGTAGAAAAACCAAAAGTGGTTTTAAATAAGTATGAAATATGGTTGGGTAAATACCATTTGGGCCAAGGATATGATCCACCAGAAAGCCCCAAAAAAATAGCTGAGATAGAAGCTATATCATTTGAGGTAGCATGCTTAAAATATGAACTACAGATATCTCTTGAAAGTATACAACGACAAGAACAAAATGGATATGTAGATATGCAGAGTAGAATATGGTGGTACAATGAAAAAACAAATAGTAATGGCTGGACAGGTAAGTACTACCAATCAGAAGATGAAGCATGGGAATCCTTTGGAGGAAAAGAAAACTATTTGGCACAATTGGTACAAAGAAAAGCTAGTGAAAATATTCCTTGGAATCAGATAAAAATAACAATGATGCATAATCCTGCTTTAGATAACCTAAAAACAACATAAAATAATATGCAAGAAGAACAACACAGATTTCATGGTGCTGAGTATGTAGAAGAAGACCATACTGACAAAGAACAGGAAAGGTATGCAGCAGAGCAAGCTGCAACAAATGAGCTTTATACTTCCCTAGAGCAAATAGCAGCAGACATAACCATAAAAGCCCTCACATTTGATGCTAGAAAACAAATGTGGGAAAAGCTACAACGGACTATTAAATCTGGTGCCTATTTGCAAAAAGACGGTAAAAAATAATTACTGAAATAATGAAAAGAGGAGTATTAAAAAGAGGTAACAGTTCTCTTAAAAGAGGTGGGCCAATTAAAAAACGGCCCATCTCTCAAGAGAAAGCAGAGCAGAAAAAACAGACAAGAGAGAAAGATATTGCTTTCTACACCGGCATATGGAACAAAAGACCACATATCTGTGGCAATTGTGGTAAACACCTGGGAAAAGAAATGAAGAGTTTTCACTTTGATCATCTGATTGAAAAAAGTACACATCCTCAGTTTAGGCATGAGGAAGACAACATCTTATTAGTTTGCTTTGATTGCCATGGTAGCAAAACAAATGGATTCCCTGGTGAGAGGCATTTGCAGCAAATGAACAAAGCATTTCAGAAGTTTATTGAAGGATTAAGCTAAGAGTGTTGTTATTCAAAATAATCGGTTACACTTTATTGGTGTAACTGGTTATCTTTGAGTAGATATTTTTTCCATATGTTATACAACTGCTCTTGTGACCAAAGGGTAATAGACATTCCCACAAAGTTGTACTTCACCATCTCAGATACTGAACTGGAAAGAATATGCATAGAAGGATTCGGGTGCCAGATTGGAAATGTCTGGTATGCTTCTTTTGCAGAAACAAATGGAGTGATACTTACCCCGGAGCAAGCAGAGCAGATACAAGAAGAAGAGTATGAGGAAGATGATAATCCTACACAGGCTGATCTGAATCTTGAGGAAGGTTATTGGGATTAATTTCACCCATGATACTTTCCTTTAAAGATCTATACTCTACCTGGTCATTTTCTTGAGCAACCCGGAGAATTTCCTGTAACAACATAGTAGTAGTCACTACAGCATTTTCCCAAAGAGTAAGTGTTTCTTCAGAGCCTTTCTTGGCTTCCAGCAGCTTTACATCTTCCTCATGGCCTTCAACAAGATAGTGCATCATTGTGTGCAGTCTGTTTATAAATGCAGTGCCTATTTTTACTTCTACAATTGCATCTTGCTTGATATGAGGCAGCATTAAATCTTGTTGTTGATTTTCTGACATATAGTAGGTAATTTTGTTGAAAACAAAGGTAACAAAAAAGTATAAGGATGCAAGAAATTGTAAAAAAAATAAATGAGAAGTTAAAAGAAAGTGGTTGGTATGATCAGTTAAGGATATTTTTAGAGTCATCTGACTTCCTGGATATTGTAAAAGAGCTTAAGAAAAAAGTAGAAGAAGATAACCAGAGGTTTTGCCCGGCCCTATCCAGTGCTTTTGATTTCTTGGAAATTGTGCCGGTTGGAAAAGTGAGAGCAGTAATGTTTACAGATTACCTGTGTAATAAGCTTGAGTATGTTACAGGGGTTCCTTTTTTACTGAACATGCCTGGAAACCCAGAGCTTAATGAACCAGGTGCCCTATGTAAGTCTGTAGACAAAAAAAGAAAAGGAGGTACGTACATTGTCAAGTCATGGTTGGATCAGGGAGTGCTTATAGTACCACTGGCCCTGACTACAAGAATAGATGGTAAACCACATAGTAAATTGTGGGAGCCTTTTATTATGAGAATCATAGAGGTACTTAATAAAAAATACCCGGACATCCCATGGTTATTTTTAGGTGCTGGTACATGGAAGTATGAAGAAGATATTGCATCTCCCCACGTAAGGAAGATGCAACTCAAGACAGTTTCTATTAGTGATACACAGTGGCCACAATGGGCCAATGACATTTTAACAGCACAGGGCAAACCAACTATAAACTGGTGATTACTTTATAGCCCGGTTACTAACCCAACCAAAAAAGAATTTCTTATTGGTTGGTTTTTTCTCACAAATCTTTGCATAGTACTTAACAGTGTTCAGCTGCTTGTTGGCCATGTATATTTTGTGCTTTACTTTTTTACATTCAGTTTTATAGTAGGAACAACTATCCGGCTGGCTATATGACAACTGAATAGTACCCTGAATAGGAGTAGTAAGAATCAATGTTACTGTTTCAAAAAATACTTTCTTTTCAGCAGGTTTTTTCTTGGCACTGGCAATACAAGTTTTTATTTTCTTGATCTGCATGTCTGCCTTATACAGTTTCTCCATTGACTTAGCCAGCTGCATCTTGTAAACAAGACAGCTGTCCATTGGACTTTGTGCCTGGGCACCGGTAGTAGTAATTACTAATAAAAGTAGGAACAGTATTTTTTTCATTATGCTTCGTTGTTTTGGTTCAGAATGTTAAGTGTTGAGCTATCCATTTTACCTGTCTCAGGTATATCTAAAGACCTCTGGCACAGGACTACTGCCTGATGGATTCCCATGTTCACAGCAGAGTCAAATAAATCTGCAGCTACTTCTTGGTTAAGAATTTGATCTCCCATAACCTTGTCCCAGAACTGTTGCTTATAAAAAACATGACAGTCTGTTTCTAACCCAGGTATCTCAGCTTCTGTAAAGATATGCCCGGTTTTTGGTTGTCCATGTGTAGCTACCCATGCAGCAAGCTTGGCCCAGCCAGCCCAGTTAGGAAAGTTTTTCTTGGTAATACCTCTATAGGTATACCCACCTGCATCTGCCGGGTCATTAACAAAACCACCCTCTGCTTTGAGAGTATCTACAATTGCTTCTTTAAAATTTGCCATTTTATGTTATTTACTTTTTAAAATAGTATGTGTGTACCATGTCAGCAGCTATTCCCAAAACAGCTACTATTAACCCACCTTCTATAAAAGACCTGGTTGAGTTGTACTTTGTTCTTTTTTCTTCCCTCTCCAACTTTTCTTTCAAGTCTTCCATCCTCATCTCTACAGTAGTCTTGTAAAGATCGGCTTTATTCTGAGCATCACTTCTTGCCATGTCTAACCTGATTTTGTCTAAAACTAACCGGTCAGTCATTGCTTTAATAGTGTCCCCTAGGGCCTGGCTTTTCTGAAGTAGTATTGTGTTTCTATCAGACAAACTTTTTATATCAGCTTCATAATCCCGGTTCTTTACCCATACTGCATTGCTAAAGTCTGAGAGAAAGCTATTAGATTCTGTCAGTGTGTCAATTTTTTTCTTGGCATTCTTAATATCCTCTTTGAACATCAAGAATTTCTTGTTCATATCCTTGCCCTGCTGCACTGTCATAACAACTACAGTATCTCCATTATCCAGCACTTTAGTCATTGGGTACTGGGAAGGAGCTGCAGGTGGGATGGGTATGAGCTGTTGGTTTATTACAGGTGCAGCAGTAGGTGTAACACTACTCGTCACTGCTGGTACCTGGTTTACCGTTGTCTGGCTCATTGACTGGCAATAAGTTGAAATGCTTATTAACACGAACAACAGTGTCACCAAGTTTTGCTTTGAGTTCATTGTTTTCCTTTTTAAGTACTACTACTTCATTATGCAATACTTCAATTTTCTTGACAGTCTTCTCTACTTTCGTGGAGATTGTTGAATCACTTTTCTGATTTGCTCTTCCAACTGAAGTAATATTGCTTTTGCTTTTAATAAGAACTGAGTCAAGTTTTTCATATTTATCTTTTACTGCAGTAGCAGAAAAATCACTAGGGTTATTACAAGCAATCATTACGATTGTAGAAATATATATTACGGTCTTTATAACTTTCATACTATTTTATCTTACCAAGTTGTTGAAGCAAAGCTATTTTGGACTCAGCAGCTGCCAGGGTACTATCAGATACTCTCAACTGGTTTACCACCTTGTCTACCTTATCTTCAAGTACCTGTATCTTTTTACCTTGGTTATCTATTTGCTTGGTGTAATTCATCTTACCATCCACATACAAATAACCAATGGCCATCAGTACTATAAAGAGTAATCCTTTTACCGGGTCTTTACTAAAGTCCTTGAAGCTGATGGGCATCATAGATGGGGCTTTAACTGCTACTGATTTAGAACCAGCAGCAGCTTTCAACCCTTGTTTAACACCTGTGCCTTTAGCTGTTGCCATTAAGCTTCAGATTTAGTTTCTTTATCAGAAGGAGCCTTTTTGGTGAATTTGTCCACTGTATCAGCACCCATACCTACAACAGTTATGATCATGACTGCATTAACCAGTTCAGGAGCCGGCTTAATGTCACCATGAGTGTAACTGTTCAAAAGAGTAGTAACACTCAGGAATAGGCATCCTATGAGGGCTACAACTGGCTTAATAGAGGTAACACCTCTTTCATCCTTAAAAAGGTCAATTAACCATGCTTTAAAGTTCATAACTGTATTTTATGAGTGTTTGAAAATTTTGTACTCTATGTACTGACAAGGCCGGCCTCCAGTCTGCTTGGGAACCCCTTTTACAGCCACCAAAGAGTTTGGAAGTATGTTACCCTTACTATCCAGCTGATACCAGTATCTAAGGCCATTGGAGGGGAAGCATTGTACATATCCAGCAGGTGGAGTCATTACCTTACCTGTGAGCCTAGCTTCCCGGCACTTATACCCTTGGTCAATTTTATTGTTATTTCCTTTAGCATACATTGTACCTGGAATAGGAAACTGATCCTCATTCAGGTGAACAAAGTAATAAAGGCATGTTCTACTAGTTGTAGTGCTCATAATTAATTGTTTTTATCTCTCACTATTAATATACAAAAAAACCGGCAAGAAGCCAAATTAGAATTAAATAAATGAACAGAAAGAGTTGCACATAAAATGTTTATGCTGTAACTTTGTAAAAGAATATTTAAGAATATGAATACTTATGATGATACAAAAGTAAAGTTGCACAGAGTAATAATTGAGGATTGTAATCATGGAACATTATGTGTTACAGATGATGAGTCTTTAATAATTCTTGTAAAACTCAAGCAACTTGAAGAAAGAGTGGTAGGGGAAAAAATTATAAAATCTTGGAGGCATGGGGCCATTACAGGCAACTTAGATCCTATGTTAAAAATGGATTTTTATGATGGCATGCCTTTGCCAGGTAAAATACATGTAATTGAGACCTTTTCTCCTATACTAAAAGAAGAACCGGAGGAATTTATCAAAAGAAATAAAGACGGCTCTATCTGTAGAGTTAACGGCAAAGTTGTCTATAGAAAAGAGCAGTACACCCAAGATCATCTTAAACAAGATGTCTTTATTAATTAACCTGTAAAACAGTAACTACTTCACATAGAAAGTAGTTACTGTATTTAGGTTAGTTATTCTGTTGACCTCCCTTAAAATTGGTATAACATCTTTACTTAACTTGTATACCTTAAGCTGTCCCTTAAAGTTTCCTCTTTGGTAATATCTTTTATCATCTTCTAAAAAAGGATACTCAACTGCAGAACTTACAAGTTGTGCAAATTTTGCCAAAGCATTAGTTGCTGCAAATGGATTTTGAACCAATTGATAAGATTCTACAGCACCTATTATAGGAATAAACAAACCAACTTCTTGCATTCCTCTTGACGACTGATACCTCAACCAGTTTGCCATTTTTTTTAATACAGGATCATCATCCGGTATACCTGCAGCAAGACTTTTTACAATATGAGCAAGTAAGAAGAATGATGCAAAATACATAAGATCAGCTAGATCTTTCTTCAGATTATTTTTTTGATGAGGTGTAAGCTCACCCCACCTGTTTGTAAGTTCCTTTGTTTTTGCAATACTTTTCATCAAATTCCAGAGAGTAACATATCTACCCTCAATATCCATACCCCCACCAAGGTTTTCATCAAATTTACCTTTCTGAAATCTTGCTTTAAAGTTGGGCCATACCCATTTATGGAATTGAATAGCAAGTTTACCAGCAATAGTGCTCTCCAGCATTGTTTTGTTTGCAGAGTCATAATTACCATGTATCCTGTCATTTGTTTCATGGATACGGTTGATTACCATTTTTCTTGCTTTATCCTGGTCTTTTGCAATATTACCATCATTGTCAAGAAATTTATACCCCTCTATAAGATGGGCTTCACCTGTGTTAGGATCAAATGAATAGGCATCTCTGATAGAACAATCATGTCTGCCAGGATCTGTACCAGTATACTTCATCTGTGTACTGTCAAGAATAGCATTTCCCACAAGAGATTGTACCTCCCATTCTGCTGCCTCATAGCCTTTATAGCCCCAGCTAAGTAAGTTTACTTTGCTTTGGTCTACGTGAGCATGCCTTACCATGTTATAATCATCAGTAAGCCACTCATAAAGGCTACCGGCTTTCTTTTCTCCATACTCTTTACCATCCTTGGTTTTGCCAATAGTTGCAACATACCCAGGTATATGTTCAGTATTGTAGAGTTTTATTGCCCGGTTATATGCTCTGTGGCTAAAAAAATCTCCTCCTAATGCATCAATACGGTTGTTAATCCTAGCAACAACTTTGTTGTTTATAGTGCCAAAAATGTTAAAAGGAATTGACATTCCGGATGTAACCTTTTGTAATTTTTGAATAACAACTTCAGCAACAGACTTAGTAAAAGTAGGATCATTGTAAAAACACATGTCCATAAACTTTTCAAGCCTTCTTAGTGCATTTGATTTTTCACCTTCAATCTCTTTACCACTTGCAGTACGAAATTTCATTGTTTTTAAATGGTCTCTTACAGCAAGCAATGTATCTTCTACACCTGTCATAATGTGAAAGTTCTCTGCCATATGCAGGAATGCTTCAAGACCAAGAACAAGATCAGGGTGAATCTGTTCTGCAGTCATTTTATGCAGTTCTTTATTACGGAGATTAACAAGTGTATCATTCTTTTCATGCCACTTTTTGGCATCCATTCCTTCTTTTTTAGTGGCCCATTGCTCCAGTTGAGTCTCTATTTCATTTAGTCTTTTTTGGGACTGCAAAGATGCCATAAACATTATAGGAATAGACTGAACTGAACTTCCGGTCTTTGCAACATCAGACTGATTACTCATTGCAGTAGTATCAAAAAATGTACGAAGCTGATGAGTTGTAATTGTTGCAAAACCTGCTCCAGACTGAGATAATTCATCTATAAAGTTACCTTTAAGTGTAGGAACAAAACCTTGTTCAAACCAGTACATAGCAGAGGGAGGTAATTTTTCAATTTGTTCCCTCATAAGATCTACATAACCTTTATAGAAAGCACTTTGAGCCTGTTCAAGATTTGTTTTGGGCTGCATTATTTTTCTGTATGTAGAGTCCCAAAGGTCTGTACCATCTGCAGCAAATTCCCTAGATACAATATTTTTTTTCTTTGGAAACCAGTTACCTGCTTCAGTCACTGTGCCAGTAGGGATACGTTTGTTATCATCATCCAGTTCAGTATCTGCTTTTATATAGTTATTCCAGTCAAAATTTTCAGTTCTCCAGGCAACATACTCTGGGTCTGTTTCTCCTTTTTTTGCTTTCCAGTTCCCAAAGTCATCTTGTTCCATGTATTTATCTCTCTCAGCTAGGAACTGTTCTGTATACTTATGGTACTTGCCTTCTGTGGTAGTTGCTTCAGGAGATTTTCTTTGTCTACCATATAAGTCCACATAAGACACCCATTCAACTTCAGTGTGCTCAGGTTCCATGAATTCTTTATAGGACTGTTTCAGGTAATAGAGATCTTTATTCCACTGTATTTCTTCTGGTGTACTTGGAGTCTTAAAAAATTCCTTTCTTGTACCATCAAGATTGTACAAAGGAATATTTACTTTTTCAAAAAGAGAGTTGTAATTAGTACCTTTTTGAGAGACAATTCTTCCATTACGTTTTCCATCAGCTCCAACCTGATACATAAAAGAGAAAAGCTTTGCAGGATCTTTTGTACCGGCAGCTTCTATCAGTTTATTTCCAAGTTCATGTACTTCTTCTTTTTGTTTGTTTACATTTTCCCGTACAGTCTGTCTTGCTGCAGCAAGCATTTTAGCAGCATTTTCAAGAATTACAACACCACTATTTCCTAAAGTATCTAACCATAAATTAGTTCCTGATATATCTTTGTCTATTTTTAAAACTGCTTCAAGTATATCATTATTAAGATATGCTTTATTAGATGACCAACCTTGTACCAGCTCTTTTACAGTATTTTTAATAGCACCAATAATTGCAACATCTGTTGCTCTTACATTTATGTCTATTTTATTGAACAGAGTACCTGCACCTGTAGCAGTTGCAAAAGAGGAAATCAAGAAAGGCTTAAATGTATCAAGATATTTTTTAGAAAGATATACAGTCCTGATGTAGTTTGGTTTTTTAATGTTCTCAGGATTGTTTATTGTATTCAATACACTTACTATATGGTTATTAAATACTGAAAGAAAGAGAGGGTATATTTCTTCTTTTTTTCCTTCAGCATACAATGTCTGCATTTTAGTAACAAGGTGATCTATTTTTCTGATACTATCATCCTTTACATCAAATACGGTTTGGTGTTTAAGATCCTCAAGATATTTTTGCCAGTCTTCAGCAGCAGTAAAGAGCCGGAGAATAGCATCTTCCATACTTTCATATACTGCTAATCTTTCAGCCTTCTGTTCTTTGCTCTCTCCAAATGAACTTCTGTGTGTAGGATTACCTGTTTCATACTTTTCATTTAACTCATCTAACCTATTTCTACCTTCATATTTAGTAGGTACTATTTTATTGACAAACTTTTCACTTTCACTCATTACTCTTGGTACAGCCTTCTCATAGGTAAATTTAGTAACCTTGTCACCACTTGCTGTAAGATGTATATGTTCAGTTCTTACAGAACGAACAGGATACCCCATAAGGTTCAAAAGTTTTACATAGGTCATTACTTGTATAGAGTGGCCTTGGCTTTTAGTAAGTTGTGTATCTGGGAGTAAAGACTCCGGGCCTGTTGGATATGCATTTCTGCTATAACTACGTTCAAAGATACTTGTAGCAGAAGTCTTGAGATCTATTACTGTCATTTCACCATCAGGATGCACAAGTAGCAAGTCAATAGATCCTGCTATAGGTAATGCACCAGGAATACCCTCATTTTTATTGGCAACAATAACCTGAGGTAATGCAATAGTACCATCTGCAGTCCATGCAGCAACAAGACCTTTTAAAAAGTTATAAGCTTCATCTTTTACAGCATCAATTCTATCAGATACTTTTTCTATTTCATCAAGCTTTTTTCCTAAAATAACACCTTCTAATAATGCATCAAAATCATTTCCCCACTCACGATTATCATCAAATCCTACAATGTCTTTTTTACCGTGTATTGCAGTAGTTGTAGAAGTATATACCGTAAAATTTTTAATTTTTAAATCCCTATACTGATGAAATGGTTTACCTGTTGCTGGATTAATAGACTTATCAAGTATTATTCTATCATGTACATCAAGATAGACTTCTTTTACTATTTCTTTCTGCACATCAGTTGCTGATTTTAGTTGTTTCTCAACAATTGATTTTTCTTCCGGTTTTAACTGGAAGTAGTATTCACCTTTATCCTGTGCAGCTTTTACTGCTTTCATGTCAAGACTTGATGTATCTGCAGTAAGTATTTCTGTTGCAGCTTTTTGAAAAGATACTTCAGGCTCAGCTACTTCTTTAAACTCAGCATTTTTAAAGAGTTTCTTGATCCAATCCATAACTCTTTGAAACCATGACTTTGCTTTAATATCTTTAGTATATCTACCAACAATAACCCCAGCAATAACTTTACCAATAGCTTCTTTTGCTATTTTCTCTTCATTTATTGATCCGTCTTCATTCTGGTAAAAAGGATTTGAACTATACTCATCCATTACTTCTTTATACTCTTTCCTATTCTTGATATCCTTTAGCATATCCCGAAGCAGTACTGAGTTTGTAGGAAGCCATTGAACATAAATATGAGCAGCTTCTTCCGGCAAGGTATCAGCAGATGCTTTACCTGTTACCACTTGAATAGTACGAGTAATAACATTTGCTACAGCATTTGCTGAAATAACTTTCCCATCAATTACTATTTCATTAACCTCATTGATTTGCCCTCCAAGAGATTCAATAAAGGCTTTTACCATTCTATCAACCTTTTTTATAGGTGCTGGTTTAGTTTTTGAAGTTATTTGATAGAAAGGAACTATATCTCCTTCTTCTGTAACAGTAGAACCTTCAAGATTTTTTTCCTGAAGTTTTGTAGCATCTTTTAATAAAGCAGCATCATATCTTTCATTAAGCCTTTTCCATTCAGTTTCCAAAACACTAACAGAAGGATGAATGTTTATGTAGTGATCACTATTACTAAGTTCATAAGATGCTGTACCTGGGCCATACTTTTTATTTATCTGCGCAGCTATACTATTTGCAATTGCTTTTTTCTGGGCAAATGTGTCTTTGTTTACTACTTTTAATGCATTAGCAGTACCTGCTTTTACAGTATTAGCTCCTGAAAATTGATTAATAATAGTTGTAGTCAATTCTTTTGCAAATAACTTTCTGTCACTAGGAGGAGCTACAGGAAGCAAAGAAGGTGCAGGGGTTATTTTTTTCTTTTCTTTAGGCTGTTGCTGTAGAATAAGATTTGTAGTATGCACAGCTCTTGGCAAAGGAGATACAAACACCTGAGATATAGCTATATCCTTTAATTGCTTTCCTACTTTTGAAGCCTGTGCTGTACCTTTATCAGTAAGCATGGTGTCATCTGTCCGGAGGTTACCATCTGCATTGTCATCTGTCTCTCCGTGTCTGATGAAGAAGATGTCTCCATTGGTCCCCTTTACCTTTTCCATCTCACCTGGTTTTGTACTTACATCTAGGTACATCTCAGGTGTGAGTTTTGATAGGTCTTCTGGCCGGCCCATTTTATCCCACAGAAGCAGGAATTTAAGGACAGTAGAGTGAGTTATTACTGCACTGTTTCCAGGTGCAGAGTCTAGTATCCTTTTGCCTTCTTCTATGGTCCTGGTCTTTACATCATTAAATGATTCCCCACCACCAACTTTGGCATCAGGATCAGACAGTATCAACTTATCTATTACCGGCTCAAACTGTTTTTGGTTTTTACCTGAGAAGGTACCAGTATTCCAGGCCCGGAGAGCATCCACTACAGATACCTTGCCAGGGAAAAGAAGTTTAATACTTTCTTCCACAGAAGGAATCTGTTCATTGTTTCTTTCCCAGATAATAAGGGCCTTACCCTCTCCATATATTTCAACAAGTTTCTTATACTCAGGATGTGACTTATTAGGACAGCTCATTTTATAGACATTCTTTTATTTTGTTTAAAATATCTGCATCAGTTTTACCCTCTGCTCTTTTCTCATCTCTATAGGCAATTGCTTCGGCCTTGGCTTTTTCACCTTTACCCATATTAGATAAAAGTGTATCCCATTTTTCATCAGACATTTGCTCAGCAGATGCTTGTAAAGGTACAACAGGTTCTGCAGGTTTCTTTGCTTCTTCAGCTTGTACTTTTGCTATTATTTTGTTCACAGTATTTTCATCTGCAGCAAGAGGATATTGTTTGTTACCTTTTACTGCAACAAAACCACCACTCACAGCTACACGAATAATACCAAACTCTGCCAGTCTTTTTTCAGGACTAACCTGAGCTTCTGTCTGTTCTTCGTACTGCTGGGCCTGTATAGCTGCTAATTCTTCTTCTGAAAAGTCTTCTTCTGATATAGCCTTTGTTGTCTTTTTACCAACTGGTTGTATTTTAGATACCGGTACTACTCCAAATACTCCCTGTGCTTTAAAAGCAGATGGTGCACCTGTCCATTCTGTTTTACGGTATTGTGCACTTGTACCTTTTGCAACAGTGTCTCCTTTTGCAATTACCCGTGAAGGTGTTGTATCAACTCCTTCACTTACCATATAAAGTTCGTATAGATCACTACCTACTTTTACAGTATAAGGGAATTCAACCACATCATGTGTTTTACCTGCTTTTCCTTTAATTTCTTCACGTACAAGGGAAAAGCCACTTGCTTTTATATAGGATTTATTTTTTGTCAAAAGGGCTTTTTCAAAATCAGTATACCTCTTACCAAATACCCTGTTCTCATACATACCATCCATAGTAGGAACAACTGTATCTCTGATACCCCTGAATATGTCAACATATATCAATGGCTCACCATCAGGATTTATATCTACAGGATTGGTGTATGGTTTACTAAAAGCATGTTCTGCCAATCTTTTAGATTCTTCCGGAGTAAGAACAATTTCATTTCTATTAACATTGTCCGGAATAATTCTTCCTTTATTATCAGTAACTCTTCTAACAAAGAAACTGTTACCAATATGTGTACCATATGAACGTATGAAATCATTCATAAGTTCTACAGAAGGTACACCAAAGATTGACATTGCTTTTTTCTCATCCCATTTATCTGAAGAAAGAAAGTCATTCACTTCAGTAGTCTTGTCCATTATATCCTGGAACATAAAAGTTGGAATAAACCTGATAAAGCTACCTGATCTGTACTGGGCACCATCTTTTACAAGAAGATAGTTAAACAAAGCAATTGCTGCATCATGAGTATTAATCTCATTTCCCTCAGTATCTTCATATGCATTAACATACAAAGAAATAAATGAACTTACAAGCTTGTCTTGTTGAGCATCAGATAATCTTGCCCATGTATTAGCTTCTGCAGTATTAATACCTTCTTTATTTTCTTCTGCACTTACAGTCATCAAAAATCTTGTGACAAGATAATTCTCATTTTTACCTGTAAGTTTCTCTCTCAGGTCTGAAAGTACATCTATAATATCCTTATAGTCAGCCGGTTTGTTTTTCTTTGCCTCAGGATAAATCATTGCATTATCCAATGACATAATAGTACCTGGCATATCATTTGACATCAACCAGTGCCGGTATGCTTTAATACTAAGAAATGATATAAGATCCTGTTTAAGCCTTTGGTCAAAATCTTCTTTTTCAAGAGCTGACATTTCTTTCATGTTACCATATGTCACTTCTTTCAACCTTGCAAATAAAGGAGTCTTTTCAATAAAGACCTTCTTAGAAAGATACTGCACCTGTGCCAGAACCTTAAGGTTTGTAGCAATGATCTCCTGATCTTTCAGTAGAATGTCTTTTACATCCAAAGGAATACTCATAGAGTTTTCTTCTGCATACTTTTTATATTCCTCAGATGTCATTGGTACATAACGGTCTCCATCAAGTTTGATGCCCAAATTCTTAAGGGCTGTATTCATATCATCTACATCTTCCCATGTTCTTGGAAGTCCCTGAGAAAGCTTCTGTATTTTAGACACATTTGAAAGCATATTACTTTGAATATCTATTTTTTCGAGTACTTTCAAAGCCCATGCATCCATGTTCTTTGTACCACCCTGAGCAATATTATCAATCAAGTCCTGAGTAGTTACAGTGTTTGTCTCAGATACATCTACATCACCCTTGGAGTCTGCAGACTCTATTCTTTCAGCAAGTAGTTTTTTCTTACCTGTCTTCTCTTCTTCTTTAGTTTTAAGGGAACCTGATAGTTTCTGAATATCACTAAAGTATTTTCTTGCTGCCGGCTGAAGCACTATGAGCACAGCAGTCTCAAAAGGTATACCTGTACCAACCATGTTAGAAACGTAGCCAAGAGCCGTAATATTCAGCCCCAATCTTGCAGCAAGACGTTCTTTGGCATTATCAGTCATGGCATTCAATAAAGTACCAAGATTTGCAGCAATACGTACTCCAGTATATGCACCCTTTGGAACATTGTTCTCATCAAAGTCCTTTTTACTAAACTCCTCACCTGCAATAATATACCCCTTTATTTCACCTTTACGTTTTCCTGTTTTAAATAAAACAGGTTCTGCTTCATGTTCTTCCCACTCTTTTGAATGAGAGAATGAATTGAAGGTATTACCATCTACAGTAATTGCAAAACGGTCAAACATCTGTACACCAAACTGATTTAGCAAAGAATATACCTGAATTGCATTTGCAGTAGCACCAATATTACGAGAACCTTGTTTGTTATTATCAAATGAAACACACTTACCTATAATAGAGTTTACATCTGTAGGTTTTTCCTGCAATACTTTTAAGATTGTTTCTACACCTCTCTTTTTATCATAAGGAATATGTTCATCTTTAGAAATAGCTGTAAATACTTTTATCAACTTCTCAGTTAAATCACTAAGTGGCTTGGTTGAGGTGCTGGTGCTGTTTATTTCAACAATCTTTTCATTTGATTGCATTGCAAGTTTTGCAGCTAGTGCTCTATTGTTTAGTACACCGTTATTTAGCTCTACTATTTTGTTTCCGTTTTTGTCATAACAAGAATTGTAATACTCAATAGCATCTGCTGGAAAACCAAGTTCTTTTAATGCTGTCTTATACAACAATGTATCTGAGTCAAGATTGAACATTTCATTCAAGTCCTCAATATCTGCAATTACATCAGAATTAATATTTGTAAAACTATCTTCTTTATAGAGGTACAGAGACTTTAACTCTTTAATCTTGTCCTTAAAAATCTTATTATTTTGCTCCTGCCATTTAATAAATTCATCAAATTCACCTTGTCTACTGGTACGAGCACCATATGCAACTCTTGTTGCATTACTGTCCAATTTTTCTTTAAGTAACTCAGCTTTCTTTTTAAACTCTTTTATCTCTTTTCCAATAATTTTCATCTCCCGAATAATTGGGCCCCTCTCTTCTTTACCTTCTTCTGTACCAAGAGATTCTTTTTCTTCTTCAAGATCAAATATTGTACTTTCATACTCAGCACGTTCAACAAGACCTGCTTCATACTGAAGAGTTATCTTATTAATCTCCTTTTTTATTTCTTTTGCTCTTTCTGCAATAGAAGTAGAATAATTTGAAGTAGCTTTAAATTGTTTTTCCAGCTCAGTTAACCTCTCATAATGAGATTTGAGTTTCTCTTTTATATGCCCATACTCAACTGCTGCAGGTGAGTCTGTATCATATACAGGGTACGTATCTGCAATAGAGAGGTACATTTTATCAATATCAAAGTCAGCACCTGAAATTTCTACAAGCTCATGTGGGAAGATACCTACAGATCCATATTGTACAGAAAGGGTATCAACTTTTCTCAATGATATGTAAGAGTGTTTATCATCTGAAGGAATACGAATACCAAAGGCATCTCTAAGAGAATGAGGTATTCCATTCATTTCTTCTTTGTAGTGGGCCGGAGCCATGTACTCAGAGAATCTTCCTACAATTTTACCCTCTTTATCATAAACAGGTACATTGTGACGAAGTGAGTCAATATAGTAGTCACCTTTTTGCAGACCATCAAATGTTCTTTCTTCTTTATTACTCCATTTTTTTGCTCCCTTGTACTTACGGAAATTTTTAATGTATTCTGCTCTTGAGATAACTTCCCACTCTTTAGGCTGACCATTCTCATCAAGACTGATTACTCTTTTAAGACAATCTCCCATACCCAGAGCCCCGGATACAAGGGCAAGTGTTTGTCCTGGTATTTTTTCTGCAACTACACCTTTAGAAAAATAGTTAAGGAAAATGTTTGTAAACTTCTCCAAGGTAGAAGGGAAGTTGAGGTTGTATATAGGTTGTCCATCTTTTGTTTCAAGGAAGGCAAGAGTCTGCTGATCAGCACCGGTTGCTCGTAGGGTTTCTCTCATATTATCAAAGAACGGCCCCATCTTTGCAGTAAACTGCTTATCCTTAATACTTTTGTCCAGTTCAATCATTGCATCTTTCAGGGTAAAGATTGAATTTGCTACATTGTTGTAGTTATTCTTTACACGTTGAGAGTTATCTGCCATATAAGCAGCACGAACCTTTCCTATAGTAGTCTCTACTCCCATAAAAGTCACAGGAGTATTAATATCTTGCTCAGACATTATTTGCTGCTTTGCCTGAGAAGGATCTGTTATAACCATCTTATTAGAAGGGTTCTCAAGCTGTTGCCTCATAAACCTACTATCTAACTGATTAAAATTACCATCAGTTATGTCAAATATAGATGAGGCAACATTTGCTTTCATTGCTTTTGACACAGACTCCGGATGGGCAAATACTACAGTTTTATTTCTCTCTTCATAGTCTTCCATTTTATTTAGAAGTTCATGAGCAGCTTCTCTGCCTATTTGAGGTTGCCATTCATTACCATCCCATATAGATACAGCTCCTCTAAAAAGAGGGATCATTGAACATTTCAGGTAAGTGTTACCGTTATAGTAGACAAGTTTCAATGAGTTAAATGCACCGGCATCTTTAAGCCCACCTGCTTCAAAGAATTCTTTCTCTGTTATATCTATACCTTGCTCCAGCTTTGTAATAATATCAGCTTGCAACTTAGTAAGCTTGCCAAAACCAAAGAGTGCATATCTGAGACCTTTTGCTGTTCCGTACATCTGCCCATCATCAGACTGAATATTACTACCTGATACAGATGACTTTACAATACCTTCTGCATCCGAATAAGTAACATGGGATATAGTAGGGAGAGCATGACTAATTCCAAGGTCTGTTGCTGTAAAAGAGGTTTTCATAGAGGGGCCCTGTGCATTTGCACCGGCCATTCTTTTTACCTGGTCAATTGGATCTTTAAATGATTTGGCTTCATTGCCCAGCATCAGTTGATTAATTGCAACAGTATTTATAAAGTCATTGACCATAATCTGAGCAATATTGAACATTGGGTCATTATTTACAATGTTCATCCCATCATTTACCTGCTGATTACCAAACCCTTCAAAAATAAAATTAGGTGCCAGTATATTAGATATTTTTGTTACTTTGCCATTTTCTTTTTTCAGATTAATCAGACCCTCAAGTGCCATTTCTGTAGCAAGAGAATCGGCTTGTGCTAACCAATATCTATTAAGTTGGTCTTTTACCTTGGTTTCATTAAGTTCTGCATCAGGGGCTGCTTCTATTTGTTCAGCAAGATCACCAAGTGCCAGTCTCATGTTAAAAAATTTCAGGCCCCTTGGTACAGTTTTCCAACTACCATCGTCATTCTTTTTACCTGTGTGGTAGCCCTGTAATACTTTACCGGTAAATGTACCACTATTAATTTCCTCAATTTCCTTTTTAGCTCTTCTGATATTCTTCAGTTCAGAAACTACAAACTCATAGAGTTTATCCATAGCCGGCTGACTAAGTTTTAAAACACCATTTACTTTGCTAACAGAAGGTATTACAGCCATTCTCATCAGGTGAGCACTGTTTTTTGCCTCAATTGTTCTTGTCATTACTGGTATCACATACCAGCTTTCAGTGTTACTATCATTACGAACAACTGCATCAGGTTGGTTTCTTACATCATAAAAACCAAGAAGTGTAGCAAGAAACTCACGTTTGTTATAGTCACCAAAAGTAATCCCCGGCTGTCTGTTTACTTCAAGAGCATTACTGATAAATGACTCACCTGTTTCTTGGTTAAATGACTCAAAAACTTTACGAAGACCATCTATCTGTTCTACAGATATTTTGTTTCTGTTTGCCAGTGTAATAAATTTACGATCAGACAACAAGAAGTTTCCAAACTCAGGGTCCATTGCAAGTGCTTCCCGGATAGCAAGGTCATTCAGTTCCCTTGCTCTTATAAAGTCAAAGTTTGGCAACTGATGTGCATATACAGTTTCATTGTTTGCATTAGTAAAAGATATAGTATTAATGGTCTCATCAAATAGTGCATTAGCTGCAGCTATCTTTACCAAGAACTGATAAGGTTTACTGGTGTTTATTTTTTCAATTTTTATCTCTTCACCATCTTCAACCATTACATCCCTAGCAAACAGATTAGCTCCTTTACTAAGAGGTGTTTCAAGATTTGCTACAAGTGCAGATGGCAAAATTGGCTCTACATTACTATATAGATTATAGAACTTTTGTTGTTCTTTCGTTCTTGCTTCTTCTTTTTTTGAAGCAATAATAGAGAATTTAATAAACATTTCATGCAAAGCAATACCTGTCTCTTTTTCAAGATTTTTTGAAATAGATTCAGCAAATTTATCAAGCTCTGTATTTGAAATTTTAGTCTCGTTATTAGACATCTTATCTACCAGCTTTCTTACTGAAAGAATTTTTACTGTCTTTAAAGACTCATACTGATCCCTCCAATTTGAAAACTGCACCTTTGCTGCATCTTTAGTATTGGCATAAGATGTCTGGTATTTATTATCCTGAGTCACTCTAGTAAATAAATACTGAGTACTATACTGGTTAAAACCTTTAATGACTTGTTGCAGGTACTGACTATTCTTACGAGGAGTCATTGCATCAAAATCAAAATCAACATCTTCAAAAAGACGATTAAGAAATTTTGTAGTTTCAGGATTACCTTGATGCTTGGTATACTCTACCATTCTTTCAAGTATAGTTTCTTCATTTGGTATGTTTGAAAGTATTGCAAGCATACCATTGTAAACCTTATTGGCAGAAACTGTATTGTAGATTGGTGTACCATCTATCAGTGAGGTATTACCAAATTCATCTTTATCTAACTGATAAGTTGTAGAACCTATATACTCCCTTAGGTATTTTGATAAAGATGCATAATCTGACAATGGTGACTTGTTCTTCTGATGTACATTTTCTGTGTTTCTTGCACCTACCTCATTTTCTAAAGAAACTGTACTTTCATCATCAAGTTCCTGACGATAACCCATAATATTAAGATGAAGATCAACTGCCTCCATCAAACTTGCTCTTGCATCTTTATCAGTAACTACTGCTTCAAGATCCACAAGCTCTCCCATCCACTGAGCTCTTTTAGAAATATCTGTAATTGCAGCAGCTCTTCTTTTATAAATAGGAAGATTTGTGTCGTATGTAGCAGCATACATGTCCAGTATCTTATTCAAAAGATTTTTCTTGTTATGCCCAGACTCTTGCTGAACCATACGATGGAACAAAGCAGCAATGTTAGAAGATAGTTGGTCTCCTTTAGCCTGAGGAAAATATCTATCTACTACTTTAGTTCCACTTTCTGTTTCTATCTCAACTCCTTCTTCAATTTTTATTAGTTTTAAAGCCGGGGTAGATATACCTTTCTGTATTTCATCTGTAAAAGAATTTACCTGCAGATCTGTTTTTTTATATTTACCTGCTTCTATTTCATAGAACATTGCCTGGAGACGGTTTCTTGAAATACGTACAAACAATTTTTTTATAAAATCAAAAAGCTTTTGGAAGAATGCTTTTAAAGTACCAGGTGCCGGGGTATTTCTATTCATTTTCCAAGCATCAAATTTGTCTGCCATGTATTCTTCATAGAACCTTTCTTTCAGTTCTGCATCAGACATATTCATGTAAAGAGGGTCAGACTCCTTCAGTTCTTTTAACTGTTGAGCAGTAACCTTTACTTCTTTTTGTACCTGTGCAAAAAGCTGGTCTATTTTGTCTTGAGACAATAATAATCTAAATATGCCATGAAATGCCTCATGGTACTTAAATGGTGAAGTTTCAGTAACTTGTATTTCACCTTTTATCTTTTTAAGATCATTGAGGTAGCCAACAAATTGTCCTACTGTAGTATGGGTATCATACATTGCTTCTTCAAGTCGTGAAAGGGCTCCTACAGAGAAAACTTCTTCCGGCAGATTTTTCTTAACCCATGCTGTAAATTTTTGTATGTTCTCTACAGATTTCTCATCAAAAATTTTACCCTTAGGAACAACTTTTTTAGCCTCACCTCCTCTTTTTCTTGCCGATTTTAGAGCATCAAAATCTACTTCTTCTGCAGCTTTTAACTCTTCTTTTTTTGTAGCTTTTTTTGTTCTAGTTTTTTTTGTTATCTCTGACACATCAGTAGGTTGAACATTACTAGGTACACCTGGCTCAGATTCTGCAGGTATAGTAGTTTGTAGTTTTTCTACAGGGAGCCCGTACCTCAATGATATTCTTTGAGCAACATTAGGGTATACAGATGCAGTCATATTCATTACATCTGCTTTCTTTTGTTCAATAGAACCGGTAAAAGGTACCTGATGTTTAAAGTTTTCTTTAGTTATTGTTACTCCCGGAAATAATTGTTTTCCCTTTTTAACCTTTGAAATTTCTTTCTGTATAGCTTGGGCCAATTCTTCTGCATTGGTAAATTTAGCAGTACTCAATGTGAGAAGTAAAGCATTCTTTTTATTAGTTTTTACCCCTACAGTATTATTTACAGGACTATAGTAAAGATCAAATGTCCAATCTTGCTCAGGATCTTTTACTTTTTGAACTTTACCATTTTTTTCAGCAGTTGTATAGACAGGTAGGGCAATAAAGATACCACGTAATAAAGATGATATCTCACTATTTTCTGCATCTGTTCTACTTTCTTTACTGGTCAACTCTGTAATTCTATTCAAAGTTGTTTGCATTTCTGCTTCAGTATAAAGACTTGGTGTAACCTGTATCCATTTTACCTGACCAGCTACTTCTACTGCCACGGAGTACATGCCCATATTATTGGAAATAGGTATTTCACCTGCAGCCTTAATTGCAGGAGAATCCAAATCACTCATTTCACCTAATACCATAGGTGCAAATTCAGAAGAAGTTACTTCAGTAAACTCTCCTGTTGCTTGTAATTTTTCAACAGTTTCTTTATACCGAGCATTGTTTACAACAACCATTCTTCTTTCACCTGCTTCATTTATAGGAACCTCTACTGATGTTTCTAGTTCACTAAGTTTTGGTGCCGGCCGTGACCCATCTACAAAGTCAAGACTGATTACAGGTTTTATAGATAATAGGTCTTGTATTTCAGTTCCTGAAAAAGTATTCTTTCCATCTTTTAGATGTTTTTCAATAGCTACCTGTATAGTAGAAGCTATTTTATAATCTTGTTGAAAACTTTCAAGTGCTTGTAAAGGTGTTTTGTCCTTTGGTATTTCCATTAGTTTTTCAAACTGCTCAACAGAAAGATCTAAAGCATTAAGTTCCTGACCATCTATTTTGAACACATAGAAACCGGCATTTGTCAAATACCCAATAGGTGCATTATTGTAACGAAGCTGAATTGAATACTTTTGTGGGTTGATATAGACAACTTCATTTCTAGGTATAGCAGGTTTAGCTTGTCCTGCAGGTCTTTCAGTGACTACAATAGATAAACCTTCATCTAAGTCAGCCTGTGATAAAGATGCTAATGTACTAGCCAGTCTTTGTTCTGCTTGTTCAACAGTATCTATATATTTGCCAGTCTTTATATCTTCCAATCTATGGGCACCCACACTAAGTTGGGAGTCAAGAATCTGCATCTTAGGAAGACCCTCTAAAGATGTTTTAACAACCTCTGCCGGTTTAGTTTCTTCTTCCTTTTTAAGATTAGCAATCAGTTTTGTATACTTCTCATTAATATCCTTTTCATTTTTTTCTCTGATAGCAAGATCAGCATCAGAAAGAGGATTTTGTGGAGTATGAGGATATTTTTGTCTATTCTCAGCAAGGTCTTTGGCC